GATTTTACCCACCTCCAGTTGCTTCTCCCGCAGAAGAAGAAGCTCTCAGAGGAGGAGTTTGTGGAGCTGGTGGAGTGGGCGAGAGATGGGGAGGCTACGGTGCTGAATGAAGAGGTGGTGGCCAAGAAGCCAAAGACCTGCTCCCAACTCAGGACCCGAATCCAGGAGATGTCAGGGAAGCCTGCTAACGTCTCGCCCGTCCTTCTGGACCCTACCCATGATGCTGAACGGATGAAACTGGCTGAGGGGGTCTGTAGGTCTCTGTTGGAGATCAGAGATGGCCTTCCTGCTAGGTGGACGCTAATACCTCCGGCTGTGGCGGAAGGGGTGGAGGCTTGGGAAAAGTATTTGAACCAGAAAGAACTATGAAGAAATGCATCAACCTGAAACCCCATGAGGCGGCAGCGCTGGCCCGTGGTGAGACCATCACGATCTGGAGGGTGGTGAAGCCTTCGCCTCCCATTGACGCACCCCTTCCAACGAAGTTAAATGGCATCCTTTGGACTTTTGGAATCTTCGATAAGGCATGGAGAGAACCCTTACCCCTCAACGTCCCACTGCTTGGCAAGGAGACGTGGCACTTCTGCGAAAGAGGGGCTGTGTACGATGCAGCGGGAGGCATGATGGACAGCGCTGACCCTGAAGTGACCTACAAGGCAGATGCCCAGAACCAGTGTAGGAAGTGGCGCTCCGCTTCCCAGATGCCCCCATGGGCAGTCAGAACCCTTGTCACACTCTCAGATGTGCGGGTAAGAAAGCCGCGTGATGTGACGGAGGAAGAGGCGAAGGCTATGGGGTTCCGAGAAACCATTATGGGGAAATATCTCCTGTCTCCGCTTCATTCATTCTGTGAAAACTGGTCTCTGGCCTACGGGGACACTGAGACGGGTTGGAACTCCTATTGGTGGGTCTACACCGCAACACCATCCAAAAATCTGTCATGACAGAAAACACCTACACTCTCTCCCGCCAACGTAGATGGCAGCTCCAACACAAGAAGGAGGGGCTTTGTCATCTGTGCTCTTCCCCAGCCGCACCAGGGAAACTGCATTGTGAGAAGCACCAGGAGATCCGCACCGCCCAAGAGAAGGCCCGCTACCTCGCCAAGTGCGGAGGAGTCAGGAAGAACAAGGAGTACGCCCCTCACGGGATGGGGAAGATCCTCCGTCTGGAAGCAGCCATCGCCAAGCACAAGGAATGGATCGCCCGGTATGAGGCTCAACTGAAGGAGTTGAAGGCCAAGCAGAGTTGAATTTCCCCTTGTGCTGATTCTCCGGCTGGTATAGCCTTATCCTGTTCTCAGGGCGCTCCCTGTGAACGCACCGCTTCTCATCGGTGTCCGAAAAAGCTACATAGCCCAAGCCATATTCACAATGCCCTCAAGGGGGCGCTTCGTAGGCCCAAATCCGAGTTACTTTTTCCTCGGTCAAAGGGATGAGAACCTCGGAGTATCCCCTTGAGGGTTTTGTTTTGCCTTTATGGCCAAAGACCTCTCCCTCAAATGCGCTCAGTGTAAGCGCAGAATCACCCCGACAGCGGTTGCTGGACGGCGCAACAAACAACAACCATTGCGCGAGCCATGCGCACAGAAACTGGAAAGGACCCGGAAGCTGCCGTGAGAATTCGAACCATAAAGCCTGAGTTCTTCACTCATGAAGGAATCTTCGAGGCAGAAAAGGAGTCCTCCTTGCCATTGAGGGTAGCCTTTATCGGACTTTGGTGCGCCGCAGACAGGGAGGGTCGATTCAAATGGGAGCCACGTAGGCTTGGAATTCAAATCCTTCCGTATGATGAGATCGACTTTTCACGCGTGCTTGACGCGTTGACCACGCGTGGATTTGTCGTGAAGTACAAGTCGAAAGGGATGTTTTTCGGGTACATTCCAAGCTTCACGAAGCACCAAGTGATCAATAATCGAGAGTCTGACTCTTCTATCCCTAACCCGTTGATTGAGAATGATATTGACGCGTGCATCACGCGTGACACTCGCGTGGACCACGGCTGCAAAGGGGAAGGGAATGGAAAGGAAGGGAATGGAAAGGAAGGGAATGGAAAGGAAGGGAATGGAAAGGGAAAGGATGCTTCTCCAGCAAGGGAAGGTTTTGAGGAGTTCTGGAAGGAGTACCCAAGGAAGGTTGGGAAGCAGGATGCCTTGAAGGCTTGGAACAAGTGCAAAACCCTCCCGGATATTGAACCCTTGCTGGCAATAGTCCGCTCATGGAAGTCCAGTCCAGAGTGGCGGAAAGATGCCGGACAATTCATACCCCATGCTGCTACATGGCTCAATGGTAATCGCTGGGAGGATGAGGTTCCGAATGGCCGTCACGTGCCAGCGTCCTCCTACGGCGGCATCCCTGTCATCAACGAGAAGGACTGGGCCGAAGGCGCAGAAGGGTACACAGACGAAGACTTCGTATTCCGCAAAGATGAAACAGCATAGCGTCAAAGAAATCTCGGACATGCTGGCCAACAAAGTCCTGTCTGTCGTCACCTTCCTTTTGCCGGGAGGAAAGGAGACCGGGGGAAACTGGGTCTGCGGAGACATTCGTGGAGGCGAGGGGCGAACGCTCACTGTCCACCTCTCCGGTCCCCATGTCGGCAAGTGGATCGACTGGGCCAGTCCTGAGCACAAGGGGGATCTCCTGGATCTATGGGCGGCAACCAAGGATCTCCCGCTCCCGGAGGCGATCAAGGAGGCTAAGGGCTACCTCGGCATCTCAGAGAGCCTCTACGAGCCTTCCAAGAAGGTCTACGCTGCCCCCAAGGTGGACGCCACCAAGCCGATGACCGAGGAGGGGAGGGCCATGCAGTTCCTCACCCAGACACGTGGCATCTCCAAGGAGATCGTCCAGCGGTTCAAGGTCGAGGCCGTCCCCGAATCCAAGGCCATCGCCTTTCCCTGTTACTCGCCCACCGGAAAACTCATCAACCGCTCCTACCGTACTGTCCCGTCCAACGGGGAGAAGAAGAAGGTCTGGCAGGATGCAGGGTGTGCTCCATGCCTGTTTGGGTGGCACGCTTTGTCGGAAACGGCATTCTTGGAGCGGACCATCCTGTTGAGCGAGGGGCAGATTGACTGCATGACGTGGACCCAGTGGGGCATCGATTCCCTCTCCATCCCCAACGGCACCGGGGCGCAGTGGATCGAGTACGAGTGGGAAAACCTCGCCTCGTTCGACCACATCTACCTGTCCTTCGACATGGACGGGGCTGGTGCTGAGAACATGAAGAAGGTCATTCAGCGTCTCGGGGTGCATCGATGCCTCATCGTCACGCTGCCAGAGAAAGATGCCAACGACTGCCTGCTGGCTGGGAGAGGACCTTACGACGCTCAGGAGTGGATCAGGAAAGCCAAACCGCCTACTCTCAACGGGCTGGTTAGGGCCAAAGACCTGAAACAGAGGGTCTACCAAGAACTGAAAGCCAAGGAGGAACCATATACCCTCAAGTTCTTCCGCATCGCTTGGCCTGATGCTGGATTCTATCCCCATCCCGGTGATCTCACAGTCTGGACGGGTTTCACTGGAGAGGGGAAAACCACCTTCCTCACGTTCTACCAAGTGGTCCTGATGACCCAGGGCCAGAAGATCTTTGTGGCATCCATGGAGGTGAAGCCAGAGCGCACGATCCGCAAGATGGCCACAAACCTCATGCAGGGGGCCGCAGTGTCAGAGGGGGCGATTGACGGGTTCCTGAACGACACTGAGGACCTGTTGGTGTTTGCAGATGTTGTGGGGTATATTGGCCAGAAGGAGCTGCTTGAGATGATGCTCTTCGCTTTCATGCGGCATGGATGCACAAGGTTCTTCATCGACTCGTTCATGCGAATCAAAGGGCTAGAGGAGAACTTCCCGGCACAAGGCGACTTCATGAACGAACTGGCTGGATTCGCCAAGACTTACAATGTCTATGTGGATCTGGTATGCCACCCCAACAAGAAGAACTACGGCGGCAAGCTTTCAGCCATGGACATCAAGGGCAGTTCCCTGATTCCAAACAACGCTGACAACATCGTCTCAGTGGTGAAGAACCCAGAGAAAGACAAGCTCCGCAAAGAGGGCACCCTTACGGCCAAGCAGGAAGACGAAATGCACGACGCCGAGATCAGAATCGACAAGCAGCGCGAGGTTGGCTGGACTGGGCTATTCAAACTCATGTTCAACAGGCGAACCCAGAGATTCGAACCCCAGAAGAGGATCACTGCATAACCTTCACCTTCGAGGAATACCATCCAGACACCGTTAAACAGTGAAGAATCCCAGTTGACAGAGTGTAATAGCTTAGCTAGTATCCGAATATATGAACCCAGCAGCACTGAAAGCACTAATTGACGGAGACTTGTCCACCTTCATTGCAGCCTCAACCCCCCGGAGGAATCGAGGCCCAGCTGGTCATGAACGAGGACGCAACCAACCGTAAAGACATCCTCCTTCGTGCTGCATTCGACCTGCTTAGGCGGGCGAATATGGGGACTTACGTTGAGCACGCCCCAGACATCCTGATCCGGTATGATGAGGCAAACTATGATGGGCAGTGCCTTATGGAGGATATTGCCTCTGAACTGGGATTTGATGCCGACACCCACCCTATCCCCCTTGGAAAGGATTACGAATGAACCAAGAACTGATCGACGAACTACAGGCCCTGCTGGATGCTGAAGAGAAGGAGGCGGATGGGTACGAAGACTTAATGGTATCCCTGCACCACTATGCTCCAGCACTCCTGCAAGCAGCGAGGGAGAACCTGAGACTGAGGGAGCAGTTGGGCATTATGATCTGGCTCTGTGACGAGCATGCAGACTTCAGGAGGGCTGGAGGCACGCCTGTTGAAGGACCTATCATGGCAAAACGCTATATCAAACAGGCTAAAGCAGCCCTCGGAAAGGAGACCGTATGACCCCAGAAGAAGCATTCGAGAAGTGGCTGGAGAGCAGGGAGCTATTTCCAGCCGACAAGTACAAGCACTGGCTACCAGCCTTCCTCGCTGGAGCGCAACACCAGGAGATGAACCAGATCAACTGCCTCTATGAGATCAGGAAGGCTCTGGGGGACCCTGAGGGGCGACTCATGCAGTCCGAATTAATCGAGAGGGTGAAGGAGTTGGCAAAATCTGTCACGACAGAAAAGGAGGAGGCGTCCTGATGGCCAAGAACTCGCCAACTCAACGCTCTCTGGAGCACCTGCGTAAGATTTACCCCCTCGTTCAGGTTGTGGAGCACTGGAACCCGTTCGCCAAGGTCCGAAATGACCTGTATGGGTTTGTGGACGTTCTCTGCGTAGGGAACGGCGAGACTGTAGCCGTTCAGACAACCTCTGGCTCCAACGTCTCAGCCCGCATCCAGAAGATTCAGGATTCAGAGGCCCTTAAGCATCTCCGTGAGGCTGGGTGGAAGATCGTTGTGCATGGCTGGCGCAAGGTGAAAGTGAAGCGGGGAGAGAAGGCCATGCGCTGGGAACTCCGAGAGGTTGACATTTCATGACCTTTACCGCCATCCTTCACCCACCAAGAGGCAAGACCGTCAACGGACAGCCCTGCTACCAGTCTCCACCATTCACCACATGGTCTGAGGCTGCTGCATGGCTTAGCAACAACACCCCTCCGTGGAGGAGGTGGTCAGAAATTAGAAGAGAGGAACCAAAGAAATGAACGAATCCCTGAAGACCTGCCTCTTCATCATCCTGCTGATCCTGGGTCTGGCAGGGTTGTTTGAACTCATCTTTGCCGGGCTGGAGGCCATGAACCTGAACTGAGAGATTCTGTTGCAACAGAATCTATGAAACCAGAACTAAACACCCTCCTCTTGCTGGAAAAGAAGGAAGCAAGGATCGCTGAACTGGAGGACTGGAAGGCGCAGGCAATGACTGCTCTTGGACAGTGGAGCAGCTTGTTTGAGGCCCTCCCGAAGGAGCATACGCAGTCGCCCAAATACCTTGGCCGCTCTCAGTACATCGTTGTCGGTGCATTTTTAATGAAACTAAAGACCGAGAACGCCAGGCTTCGGGAGGCGCTGCTGTCCGTAGAGTCAGCATTGGAATTCTCGCCGGAGTATCACCATCAGGGCATGGGCGCAGGCCTCGAAGATCGCGGCATTCATGACCGATATGAAGCGGCTGAGTACGGATGGAACGAAGCTATCGAGCGCGTAGGCAATGAGGCGGTAGGCCCTGCTCGTGACATTGTGAGTGCAGCCCTCTCCAACCATATTAGCGACGCCAACAAAATGGTCCAAGGTGATAGCGGCAATCCTTTCCAAGCCTTGACGACTGAAAAATGCCTTGAACTGGCTGATATGGAGGTTGGTCACATCCCTCTTGCAATCAGTCCAGAGATTCTGGGTGGAAAGGAGGGGGCGTGAAAGAGGGAGCAAAATCTTGTGCATCGCAAGGCTGCACCAATGCGCCTGAATGGGTCTGTCGCTGTCTGGCATTCAGACGTCCAAAAGTTGTAACGACTCATTGGTGCGCTCATCATGCTGCGCCATTCCTGGACAAGAGGCAATCAAACAAGCAATGGACTAGAATAAAATCATGAGCATCATCTTCACCATCATCATCGTCCTCACATGGGTGGTCATCCCGACTGCCGTGGAGGGAATCACCAACGCCGCCAAGATCATCGGCATGATCCTGACTCTCCCGGCCCTCTGGATGCTTGTCATCAAGGTGGATAGGGCGAGGCTCAGCCGTAGGGAAGGGAGGCCAGCGTGAGTGAGGAACTATCCCGACTGCATCCTATCATGTGGGTTGCCATGTTTTTCGTAGCCGCTGTGGCGTTAGGCTGGCTGTTGGGAGCATTTCATGGAGACTAGCTCCATGAAATGCTCATCCTCTGCCTCCTGCTGCCCTCCTGTGCTGCTACCACCCAGTTCCAGGCTCTCTGCAAGGTGGTGAATGCGAAGAAGGGGCCTGAACCTGTGAAAATACCAAAAGAACTCAAACCATGACCTTCCCACCCGGATTCTCATTCCTGTCCCATCTCCAGATGGAGGTGGACCCCTTTGTCAGACCATCCCTTGACTGGGATCACCACGACCTGCCATGAAACGCATATTCTCTGTTCCGGGATGCGTTCTACTTGCTCTTGTCGCAAGTATTGCCTTGGTCCTCGGCTTTATTGCTCTGGTCATCGTCTCCTCGCTTTTTAGTGCTGTTGATCAATCAGGAATGCCACAAAGCTTGGAGCGCTTTCAGGTTGTCAGCAAACACTCGTCTTCTGGCGGCTCCTTAACCACATTTGTTCAGGTTGGAAACACATTGGTTCCTTTAACTTCTGAGTATGAGTCTAGCTACTCTTTGCAAATACAAACCCCTGACGGAGATCGCTCGCTGCCTGTCAGTCGTGCTGTCCACCAAGGGAAGAAGCAAGGAGACTTTATGTTCGTAAAAACCACAAAAGGATGGATGACAGGAAAAACCTATTACAGCGCACCATGAGCAACTTCCCACGCATACGAGACCTTCCAGAAGAAGAGAGAGGCCCTTTCACAAAGGAACTGGCCGGACAGACCCGTCCTTGGGTGGAGGATGTCCCGAAGGAGGACCAGGACTTTTATTATTCCTGGGACTATGAGAAATGGAAGGCCGGAATCTCCCATCATCCCTTGATCTGGGACTGACTACTATGAACACTGAATACTGGACTGGATTCTGCACTGGAATCGGCATCTTCTCTGTCATCTACGGAGCCTTGTTCTCCTTCTTCCTCTGGTGTCAGAGGCGGTTGGACAAGGCTAAGGATGACTACATTGCCGTCCTGAAGGAGAGCTATGAGGAGATTCAACGGGAGGCGATCAAAGCCGTGGTGGCCCATGACGCCCTACTGCACGTGCTCAGGAACCGTAATGACGAAGGAGAGGAGTGGAAGCGATGAGATTTCGAGATTACATTCATAACGCCACATGTAAACTTCGAGGCAAGGTATTCATCTGGCGCAATTCGATTAGAGTCTATTGCGACGGAGGGTATCCGCGTTTTCTGTGGTTTCCACACTTCTGCTGGAAACTCTATCACCCTCATTGGGAGATGAAGGGCTTCTGCATTACATGGATCGGTCGTCAACTCTTCTTCTCCTTTGGAAGAGACAATAAGGGACTCTATAAATGAAACCCAAGTGCCTCCACCGTTTTACCCTCTCAGGATCTGTCACAACAGATTCCAAGAGAATCATAACCTTGCGCTGCTCTTTGTGCGGCAAGGAGAAGATGCGCAGGAAGTCCCTAGGACGCGTCAGGAAGCCTTCCAGCACTGATCACCCTCAGAAGAAACCAGGATCGCTCAAAACCCAGAGAAAACCCATCAGGAGGGTGTCTGAACGTCGCAAGCTGGAAGAGAAGGAGTACAGCAAGCTCAGGAAGGTCTTTCTGGAGGAGAATCCGGTCTGTCAGGCGAAGAGGTGCAAGAAGGCGGCTACCGAGGTGCATCACAAAGGCCGAAGAGGCAAGAATTACCTCCGGGTAGAATTGTTTATGGCAGTTTGCCGCCAGCATCACGACAAGATCGAGAAAAACGGCCTCTGGGCAAAAACCATGGGCTACACCATTCCCTACCACCTCACCTAAACGAATCATGACCACACTAGAATCCATCGGAATCGACCCTCAGAGTCATGGCTACGCGGCCTCAGAGATACTCCTCGCAGGGAAGCTCTCCAAGCTGATCGCCTACACCAAGGAACTGGAGGAGAGGTTGAACGGGCTGGAAGGGATGACCCACGTAGTCCCCAAGGGAGATTTTGATCCTATGGCATGGGAGGGAGTCTTGGAGAGACGTACACACTACTTTGACCCTGCATTCCCATCTATGGCGAAATCTGTCGTAACAGAATCCCCATGACCCACATCTACCCTAGAGGAGAGTTTGGAGAGCCATGGCGTTCCTTGGACATCGAGGCCAACTGGTTTGCAGCTGGGTTCCTCATGCCTGAGAAACCCTTTCTGGACCTCTACAACCAAGGATGGACAGATGCTATGCTGGGAGAACACTTTGATGTCTCTGAGAGATTGGTGGACATCAGGAGGGGAGGATTGGATCTGGAAGAGAATATTGGTTGACGGGTGATGGTAGCTTAGCTAGTATTGCTGTCAACAGGGAATTATACCCCTGATGTCTTCATGATTTGTTCTTCTCCCGGTATTTCTTGTCGTAGCGTTTAGCCCTCTCTCTGGAACACTTCTTGGTGCAGGTCTTCTGCCTCGGTGCCCACTGGCTGTATTCACGACCACAGACCGAGCATTTCCTCATCATTCCTAGACTCACAGAAGCGTCTCCTCCTTGACTCTACGGTTTGCCTCAATCACTCCATGGATTCTATCATAGGCGACCTTGAAGTAGTCAGGGTCCTTTTCAATTCCGATGAACTTGCGGCCAAGGTTCATACAGGCCACACCGGTTGTCCCGCTACCCATGCAGTTGTCCAAGACTGTCTCCCCAGAAAGTGTGTACGTCTTCACGAGGTACTCCATCAATGTCACAGGCTTCTGGGTAGGGTGTAATTTACTCCTCTGTCTGTCGGTGCTGGTTTTAATAACGGATCTTGGATAACGATCCGTGCTGTCGTAGACGGTCAGACCTTTCTGAGACCCGTAACATTTGGGCTGGTTTTTAGATCGGTCTGCTTTAGCCGACTTACGTTTATGACCAGAGGTTTTTTGAGGGAAGTATCTAGGCGTAGAATGAGCGAACACGAGGATGGTTTCATGTGCTCTCATTGGCATCTTTTTGGCATTCAAGTGCCCTGATGGGGTTGTCTTCTCCCAAGTCCAGTCATACCTGAACCCCTTCAGATTGCTGCATGTAAGAATACTTGTGAACGGCTGGGCAGCGGTGAGCACGATTGCCGCGTTAGGCTTGCAAACCCTCTTGTACGTGGCCCACAAAGGTTCCAGCGGGATGATGGAGTCCCACTTGTTTTGGGTTGTCCCATAAGGCAGGTCACACATGACCATATCAACCGATCCATCAGGGATGGAATCCATCAGTTCTAGGCAATCACCAATCCAAAGTTGTACATCATTCACAGCCTCACCTCCGTTCCCTTGTAGCGCATCCCTCTCCCTAGGTTCTGCGCCTGTCCAAACAACAGGGTTATCTCATCTGAAGGGGTTAGAACAAGCCTGTAGAGGCCCTCCATCATCCTCTCCCTCTGAGCACGGGTGGGAGGAGGAAGAATGTCGCACTGCCTCTCTCCCTTGGCGTACCGTGACTGGTGGTAGAACGCACGTTGTCGGTTGTGCTCCACCCTGCACTTGGGTGAACAGGTTTTGGCATCCACCCGTTTACCGGGGAACTCCTTGCCGCAGATGGTGCAGTTCACGACGCCACCTCCTCAGTATATGGGAAAAGCTTGTAATCCCACTCCTCTACGCACCCAGTCTCCCAGTCCTTAACCTCATTGACGACATAAAGCTCGTACAGTCCGTCCTCAACCTCATTCAAGTTGAGAATGCGAGGCACCACCTCATCTGCTCCCATGTTTGAGCTGTCCTCTTTGAGGACATTGTATCCAAAAGATTTTCTCTTCATAAAGAGAAGGCTTTTTCGCATGTAGATACCCCTCCTGTCGCTCCAGTAACGGGTAGTCACCCGGACCACTTGTCTCCATTCTTTTGGCTTCTCATCAAGCTCTAAAATGAAATCTTCTTCGTTCATACCATCACCTCCCTGTAAGGAACACCTCTGCCCAGGAGGGAGGCTTCACTGAACACCATGGCCACCTCATCCTCCAAGGTCATCACCTCACCAAGGAAACTCCCCATGATGATGGACCTCTTGCGTCTGGAGACAGGTTCCAGCCCTTTTACAGCCTCCACAGCCCTCATCCCCAGCTTGTCATACTCATTGGCTGTATAGACCCTGTTTTGCCGTGCTATGGCCAGATTCCGCTCTCTGGAACAGTGTCGGCTACAGGTGTATTTCCGGTTCCCCTTCATCTCAAAGGGCCGTCCGCAGATGTAGCAGGGAGTCATGGCTGACCTCCTTCTGTTGCAACAGATTTCCGGCCTGCGAGGAAGATGGATAGAGCTTCAATTCTTCCCCATGATATACCGCCTGCTTTTTTCCAAAACTTCTCGAACGCCTCCTCATCAGGGTTTGACTCGTCTTCTGGCTCATCAGGAATAGCGACCCAGTGGGTGAGGCACGGGTCAATTTCCGTGTCCCACAAACCTTGACGCAATCTACGGTCTCCGTCTTTAAAAGACATGCGCCACAGCACGTTCCCCTGTTTGTTCCCATCCTCCTTCGTCGGCATCCTTTCTTTCACAGAGATCCAGCCTTGAGGTTCAGGGAGGGTGATGCGGCGACGGTATGGAACGTGCCCGTGATCAATCACATCGCCAATGTCATTAACTTCCACCGATACCCAAGGACCTTCTCCTTTTAGATGATACTCATCCCCTCGCTGAACGCACTCTCCCGGCTCCAGCAGTCTCCAGTATTGTTTGCTCACTTGGTCTCCTCCTTCTTGTAGGGTTCGTATCCACCCCTCTTGCCATTGAAGCGCGAGAGTGTGGCGTAGGTGTATCGGTTGTTGCATTCCAGTTGAATTTTCCCGTTATCTCGATCCCACCCAACGACTTTAACCACTCGATGAAACCTAGGGTCAACCTCTTTCCATAGCTGGTCATGTTCCACAGGAATCCCTAGTGGAGTTACAGGGCCTACGCTATAATTCATACTTCCTCCTTCTGGTTGAGGGCTGCAATGAGGGCATCTGCCATCTGGGCAGAGCCAGAGGCGACATCCTTCCAAGATGTCATGGGTGTGGATGCCTCACAATCAGCAGTCCACGGAGTTGGACTTGCTAGAATTCCCTGCATGGCCATCCCTGCGTAATGCTCACGCAGAGTCATGTCCTTGGCCATTCTGGTAGCCGGACGAGGAGGAATATGCCTGAACGCTTCCTCCTGAGAGATCTCGCCCTCCTCATCAAAACCTTCTGGGATATCGAAGGGAGTCGTGTCTGGGACGATGTAGGTCACGTCTGTAGAGTTTCCAAAATAATCCTCGTCCTCAGACCACTTTCCCTGTTCTTTAAACCACATCCTGCAAGAGACGCATTTCAGCGCCCAATTTTTACCCTCACGGACTTCCGCTTCCAAACAATGCCTCCAACCTTCTGGAGTGGGGACGCCTTCAGGCAGGTGCCAACGATGGCCTTCTGGTAGTGTAGTGTACTTCATAGGCCACAAGCGTAATCAAAAGCCGATTCCCGTCAAGAAAAATAGCTAAGCTATTATTGACAAGGATTGGAGAGTGTGGATGATTGCGCAATATGAAATCAGAATCCAAAGAGAGGTGGACCGTCTCATGCAGAGAGACCACCGTCCAGAACAAGAAAATTCCCATAACCTCCTCGCTGAGGGGCGAGAAACGATTCGAGGCTCGTCTCCATTTTGAGGGGTTGAGGGTCCATTCCCTGTTTGGCCCACAGGCTGAGGCCATCCTTCAGGAGATCGCAGACAAGTGGAATCGGGAAGGCTATGCGCCCAAGATCGTCAAAGGAAAGGTGTACATGGACCTTTCCCAATCTGAGAAGCTCAAGCTGGCCCTTGCCGTCTCCCCTCCTCTTCCATTTACCGAGGAGGCCGCATCATGAACTGGGACGACTCGATGTTTCACTGTGAGGAAGCCTGTATCGAGGGAGAAGACCCTGATCTTGCATCCTCATGGGAATACCAGTCCTTCCTGACTGACGGAGGAATTGAGTTCGCCAAGAGGATCTTGGAGCTTTCCTTCCTCTCCGGCTCTGAGATTGCCGACCTGGAATCCGCCATCAACGAAGAGGAGATCGACGAAGACCGAATCAAGACCATCTTCCAACTCCACGCCTCCGAACTATGACCAAGAAGCAATGGCTCCAAGAGCACGATATAAGCACCCGTCTGGATGTAGGACGCAGATGGATGGCCTTCACAGGCAAAGAAGCCCAGTTCTCAGCCGAGGAATCCAAGAAGATGCTCAACTCCCAGCTCTGCTTCGCCACCACAGAGGAGGATGCCATCGAACGCCTTGCCCAGAGAAATGGCTGGCCACTCTGGAATGAGATTGTCAGTTGACAGGAATGGTAGCTAAGCTAGTATATGCTCATGGTTGGGATTTAGACAGCTAAAGAGGCTGGGGCAGGCATTCTAGATGGTACCCTGTCCGTTCTAATGAACCCGAAAAGGTGCAATGCCTCACTCCCACCACCAAATCTGTCACGACAGAATCTCTGATGCCCATGCCACGCAGACTCCCACTACCAGAAGAAGACACCCAGGATGGATGCACAGGAGGCTGCTGCCTCATCATGGTGATGTTCCTTGGAGGATTCCTCGGGACAGCCTTGCTTCTGGCATTCCTCTCATTCAAGAACTAGAAAGACAATTGAACTATGAACCGAGAACGTGCAAAAGAACTGCTGCCAATCATCCAAGCCTTTGTGGAAGAGAAGGACATTGAGGAGCGCCTCATTGGAGCAAATGATTGGCTGGTTAACCCCGACCCGAATTTCGAGAACATCCATTTTCACTTCCGCATCAAACCTCTGGAGTTCCCGCCGCTGCCAGACGGTTTATGCTACCATAATCCAGACAACCTGACGCCTGAGCAGGTTGGGCCAGATCACCGACTGGTTGTGAATGGAGAGTTCATCAAAGGTAGTTATTGTGCTCTTGGCGCATCTAATGATCTTGTAGAAGCGTGGAACGGTAGCGAGTGGAACAATAACAACGGAATAGGATGGATGGCGTGTGCTTCCCACATATCTTACCGCGTCCCTATTTCAACCCCATTCCCAGAGCCTCCGAAGAAGAAGGTGATGGTGCCGCTTGGACCGGAGGATCTTCGGGAAAATATGCGGTTTCAGCACAAGACATGCGAGAATCCTGGTTGGTTCTTCACCGTTGTTGCATGCCAACCGGATGAGATCGTTTGCTGCTCCATCAGAGACCAAGAATTCAAGAGAATATCCTTCCAAGGTTTACAAGATGAATACCGATTCTCTGCTGATTACGGAAAGACATGGCAACCCTGCGAGAAAGAAGCAGTCAGTTGACACTCCTCATAGCTTTGCTACTATAACCCCATGAGCGAGAAGGTCATTCTTCACCAACCATGCCAGAAACCCCTCTCTGAGGATGAGAAGAAGCTTGTGATTGACGAGTACCTCAGAGAGATGAGATCCAAGGGTGGAAAGCAGCGGTGGGCAGCCCCCAAGGCTCACTCTCCAGAGGCCAAGGAGAAGTTCTCTGAAGCCCTCAGTAATGGGTGGAAGAAGCGTCGCAAAGCAGCCAAGAAGAAGAAAGCCTGACATGCAGGGAGGAGCCAAGTTCGATCAAGGAAAGGTCCGCCCATCGCTCATCCTACATGGGTTTCCAAGGGCCATACAGGCTGTTGCAGAAGTCGGAATGTACGGCCTGACCCTTCATGAGGAGGGATCATGGAAAGATGTCCCAAACGGCCTACAACGCTACAGGGATGCCCTCCAGAGGCATCTACTCAAGCACGCCGTAGAGGATAAGGACAAAGACTCCTCGCTCTGGCATGAGGCCCATATGGCCTGGAATTGCCTTGCTGTGCTGGAATTGAGGCTACTGGAACTGGAGAAGAACGTCCCCTAAATGCCCACTGCCTCTGCGTGCATCGCGTCCCGGTTCTGGGACCACCCTAGACTGGAGATTCCAGCTTTTGCAAAGCACTCGTAAACCTCAAATGGCATCACCGCCTTACGGGGCCAGTGAGCGTGGAGACCATTAGGGCCAGCGTTTAGATCCAGGGCAATCGCCCAAGAGTGCATTGACCAAGTAGTGGAACTGCCACGCATCAACCGTGGGTTGTAGAGACCGTCGTAGATGGTGATTCCAGCCTTGTTGCGGGCCTCCTCAGTAGGATATTGCGCCTCAAGGTGCTCAAACGCTTCCAGAAACGCATCCGCCGCCTTCTCGTGCGGACGAAGAGAATGAACAGGCTGATTCCTGTCTCCGTACAGGTAGAGAGTGAATGGCAGGGTAATCTTCCTCATCGGGGGAGTGTATCCGCCAGCCACTCCATGAGGCCCCCAGAACTCATTGAAAGACGCTGTCTTCGGCTTGGGGAAGGATCGCCCAGACTTGACCATCAGATCCTTCAGATACTTCTGGCAGGCAGTGTTGCTGATTTTACCCCACTCTCCATCTGGAATGACACCAATCTTGCGCTGGATGTCTTTGATCTCTTCGGTAGTCATAAATCTGTTGCGACAGAAAGTTAAGTGTCACCCGGCATGGATCGCCTCGTGTGGGGTGACGGCACACTAGTAGAAGGTGCTATGAGACCTTGGCAGCACTCTCATGCCTTATGCTCTGCGTGCGACACTCAGCGCACGTCAAACTCTTACTTGGACCCAGTGGTATGGGTGGCGTTGAAATCCTTGGCGAACAACAGGCCAAGGTTGGAAATGGCCAGCGGGATGATCACCGACCAGTCAGGGTTGGTGTGCGGGTCACCATCCAGCAGCATGGAGGCTACATTGGCGGCAAGGACGATGAATCCACCGGACCCAAACAGAGTGGTCTTGAGAGATTTGGAGTTCATGGCGAAGTTGTTGTATTTGGCAGTGTTGTATGTTTTGAGGGCCTGAGAGGCCAGCTTGATCTTTCCCAATACCCCAATCTTAGATGGAGGTCCAGCAGAGACTAGGACAGGCTGGATGTGCTCCGACTTGGCCATCCTTGCCGCTCTGTGCTTACGCAGGGACTCTTGAGCATCCTTCATGGGTTGGAACGCTTGGGGGGAGAGTCTTTCCTCGCATGGGGGATTTGCGGGGCATCCATGCCCCTCTCCATGAGTTTCTTGGCAATCCCCTCAAAGTGACGGGTCTGCTCGGCTGACTGTCTCTCCATGTTCTCCATGGCATCAGAGTTGCGGTCAATCACCGCCAGGATCTTGAGGTCTTTCTCCTCCTCTTTCAGCTCCCGCTGTTCCTCTTTCCTCTCCCGCTTCTCCTGCTCGGCCTTCTTCTCGTTCTCCAGCTTGTACACCCACCATGCCAGCACCAGACAGATCAATGCCAGAATGGAAGTAGTGCCCCAAGACCCGAGATCTTTGGCATGGTTGAAAGCGTCATTCACAGTCTGGGCAACCCAGATCCCCGCAGCCCCTGTTGCCAGTGTGATGGATTTCATGTGGTCATGGAATGGTGCCATCCAAAGGAATCGAGTCATGGCAGGAGAATTCTTTATTTCCTTTGGATAGCATCCGTAATCGCCTTTGCTTTGGATTTCAACCAATCCATTGTCTTCTCCCACTCGAAAGTGACCATCGGTCCAACCGCAAACCCCCGTTTTTCGGATGGCTTTGTTTTCTCGGACTTCAGAAAGATGGACCACTTGGGCATCAGGGAGGGGTGATGGGAGCCACGGTTACAGGAGCGCCAGCTTTGATAGCTTCAGTGGTGACAGCCGTTTTGGCATTAGTTGTCGCGGCGTGCTGCGCTGTAGCCTGCGTAGCTGCGTGCTGAGTGGTCTTTTCTTTGGCAACTGCGGTGGCTGTAGCCTCCTTGGCCATCCCGACCATCCCGTAGGCAGCGGCAGCAGCCAATGCCACATCGTCAGCCTCTTCACCCTTGGCCATGTATTTAATCTTGTCCCCAGCCTTGGTCTCCACCTCAGCAATCACCTCTTTGCGGGCCGCCAGAAACGCCCCTCCAGTGTGAGCGTACACCGATCCACTCTTGCCATAGTACACTCCTGGTCCAAACGCACAGGAGGCCATCAGAAACGGCAGCAAGAGCAACGATTTCACTTCCCCACCTCCCCGAACATCTTGGAGGCCATTGCCTGCTGTGACTGCTGGAATCCAACAGAAGCGGGAGGAGCTTGCAGGAGGGAGCACGAACTCAATCCCAACGTGGGAATGACCAGCAGCAGGAGGATTAGTTTACTCATTTTCTGGAAGAATAGCAATGCTACCAGAAAAGGTCAAGGCGCGATTTCCCGGTGGCGCATCAGGAACCATTGAACTCTGGATTAGCTGTGTAGTTCTGCATGATGGCAGGGACCGCAATGGAACTGACTGTATCCCCTGTCGGGTGCTCCAAGGTGAATTGGAGAACCACATCCTTCTGGGCGGATTGTGCCATGAACTCGTCCAAATCCTGTCCTGATAGGTCGATTACACCCTCATAATCTCCTGCTGTTCCTGGAACGTAAGAGAACTCATCGGTGTTCGCCAGAGGTGCTTCACTGTAGATTGATGGATTCCTCACCGAGCAGGTAATGGTGAAGTCTCCTGTCAGGAACACGGGGGAGCCGTCATCAGAGATGGTGACAGTGATTCCTCTGGCGGTGTTGCCAGCGACCATGACCGGAGGACTGATCCCACGGTATCTCAGGAGTCCGGTATCACGGTTGAAAAAAAATCTCACGCGGCCATTGTGGCGTAAAAGCGTGGAAGTTCAAGACTTTTAGCCGTTGCTCTGCGCCAAGGAAGATGGCAATATGGGTGTTTCTAGCATGGAACGCACCCGAGACGACGTAAAAGGGCTGATCCAGGTCATCGTCAAAGAGGGCTTCAAGGATTCAGCAGTCGCTTCCTTCAAGAAACTGGGCGTCCCCAATCTCAAGGAGATTGAGGATGTAGAACTGGGTCTGGCCTATGACACTCTTTTGGAGGATTGGGGATCAGAGCAGTTGAAGAGGAAGCCCCTCGGCAAGTTTGAGCGGTTCAAGTACGGGAGGAGATGGGGTTCTCATTGCATTGAGAGGAAAGCCAAGAGCGGGAAAGTGGAACTGGTCCCCATCAGGGCCATGCTGGATGTGGAGATCGAGATGCAGTGCTATTTGAGCTTCAACCCTCAAATGAACATGCGCACCCAGAAGGAATACCAAATCTGGGTTCCTGGGGCCATCAGCAAGTACGAGCATTGTAAACGGGGGATGGAGATGATCTGGGGCATCAACACCAGAAAACCTGTTGTCTTCAGCCCCTACACAGAGAGGATGCTTAAAGCCTTATGTGAGAAGCAGTTCCTTGCCATAGGCGGTCACGCTTCCGGGGGGAAGACCTACGTTCCAGCAGCATGGGGGGTATGGAATTACCTCTGTTTTCCCATCAACACCAAAGTTTTAATCACCTCCACTTCACTCAAGGATTCCCGCGGTCGAATCTGGGGGGATGTGGAGGAGTTCTGGGGTGCTGCCGCAGACGCTTACGGCGGGGATGTCCCGGGGAAACTGGTGTCTTCTGATGGAACAATCCGTTGCGTGATCGGCAGTGATTCCACTGACAAGGCTGGGATGACTCTTGTTGCAGGCGATAAAAGTGAAGCCGCCAAGTCTTGGAACAAGATCAAAGGGTTCAAGCGACCACGGTTCTTCTTCATTTGCGATGAAATGACGGACCTTTCCGACAACCTGCTCTCCTCAGCAGAGAGCAACTTGCGCAACAACCACTTCTTTCAGATGGTGGGGATAGGAAACCCAACCAGCTTCTATGATCCTCTTGGGAAAATGTGCGAGCCCAAGGATGGCTGGTCATCGGTCAACGAGTCCTTGTTTGAGTGGGAGGGTAAAAAAGCGTTTGTGATACGGTTTGATGCCAGAACCAGTCCCAACGTGCTGGCCAGAAAGAACATCTACAAGGGACTTCTTGAGTATCAGGATTACGAAGATGCCAAAATAGCCCTGGGTGAGAATTCTCCTGGGTTCTACCAGATGTACCGGGGTTTCTGGTGCCCTACAGGTTCCATTGAGAGCATCTACACGGAGAGTGAGATTGTCACTTATGGCGCTGACAGGCCAGTAGGTCAGGGGTGGAACTGGAGAAGTGGATTTGACCAGTGCTGGAGCCTTGATCCTTCCTTTAAACATGGAGGAGATGATGCTATTTTCACCATTGGTCACGTAGGGAACGATTCGGCCACTGGCTACAAGACCTTCGAGCGTAAAGAAACCATCAGGATTGATGTGGATGTGAACAATCCACTCCCAAAGGACGAACAGGTTGCCGCCAAGGTGAAGGAGTTGTTGGCGAAGAAGCAGCTCAAGGTCATTAATGGGGCTGTGGACGTGTCTGGAGCGGCCTCCTTCGGTTCTCTGCTGCGCCGGGAGATTGGAGACGGCTGGCTGGCAGTGGAATTTGGCGGGAAGCCTAGCGACATGCCTGCTTCCAACACGGACAAGAGACCATCAAACGAGATTTACGACCGGATGGTGGCAGAACTTTGGCACGTCGGGAAGGAGTTGATGCGCAATGGACAGATCAGGGGTCTGGATGCAGACACCATCACCCAGATGATCGCAAGAACCTACGAGACGCGCAATGGAAAGATCCGGGTTCAACCCAAAGAGGAGATGAAGAAAATCACTGGGAAGAGTCCAGATCGTGCAGACAGTTTATTCCTCTGCATTTTTGCCGCCAGAAAGAGGTTTGATCTGTCCTCCAAAGAGACATCTCTTGTCAAAGCAACACAAAACGGTGCTCCAGCAGAGAGCCCATGGGCAGCATGGTCCCGCAAGATGCAGGAGGTGGACACTTTCTTCGGTCAGACCTTCACATACGGGTCTGGTTAAAAAAGTGGCCCCGTCCCAGCGCGAGCCGGAAACGGAGCCATGCTTTGGAAAGGCTTGGCAACATCATGGCTCAAGTGAGGACGTGGCGCAATGGAAATTTAGACCTGAAATATCGGGTGGGTGCGGCTGCCTTCGTCATAAAGCGGTCTCCCCAGCTTTTGGTTCACCCTGTCATGGATGATGACAGCCCAGCGCCTGAACTCTGCCCCTGAACTGAATGGCGCAGGGTAAACCGAGTACCATTTGTCAAAGCTGGACCTGCATCCACACTTTGAGAACCGTGGAATCCTGTTGATCCAATGACCCAGCCACTCTCCAGCGTACTTCTGATCTGATTCTGTAGGAGAATCTGGGTAGTTCTGTGTGTACTCGTGCAATTCCACCCACAACGCCCGTCCAATCTGGGTGACTAGCTGGTCTTCATGGACTTCATTGTTCTCCTTGCAGTCAGCGTGCTGCTGGGTGCAGTAGTCATTCCACAAATCATATTCCCATCCCAGAGGAGTGGAGATTCCGTTGGCCTGACGGTGTTTCTTGACGGAATCCAGGAGTTGGTCGTAGGAGTAGAATGGGCCATGCCTCATCCCAGAGAACTCTGAGACGTAAACCCATCCTCCCTGGGGAGTAGTGTTGAAGACCTTGGGGATCAACATGCTTATTTGGGCTCGTAGGTTTGTAGTCCAGCCCCGAACCATGCGAGAATACTAAGGGCTGTTCCTCTGGGGATTCCTTGGTCCACCATGGCCTCCAAGATGCTGTTGGCGCTCATGGGGACCAGCATCTTCTCAAGCTCTTTCTGCACAGATGTAGGCTCATTGTTGAAATCCTTGCCATCCATTATGTTGGATAGAGATCCTGCAATGGGGCTGAGCTTGCTACGTAGAAAGCGCCCGATCACATCGAGACCTCCACCACCAATGCGGGGCTTGTCTCCCAAGAGTTCCTTGCCCATCTTTTCGCGTAGATATTCCAACGGCCTGAACGTGTCCCTCAAAGCAACTTCGTTGCCTGCTATTGTCTTGGTCTCTCCTGTGAAAAGACGGCTAAGAAGTACAGTCACTTGCAGGAGACCACCAAAAATATCAAGACGGGTGTTCCCAAACCGGGCCTTGAGGAAGTCGGCAGACCGTGGATCAAACTCAATGAACTTCTTATCATCATCCTCTGGCGGTCGCATCAGAGCTAATAGGCCGAGGGCCAGCGTAGTTGACGCAAGGAATCCGGCATACTGTTTGGCAATCGCCTTCCTTGTCCGCATTGTGCCGCCGTAGAGCGGTTGGCCGAACAGGAGATTGAACCGCGATGCCACCAACCGGGGAGCAAAGAAAATCGTTGATAGTAATGGGTTCGCGGCATTCTTCTCGCTCAACCCGTAAGAACCTCTTCCGGTCGCCATGTTGATGAACTTTCCGAGCTGACGCCCTTCCTCCAAGGTCAGTTCTGGACCATTGGCTTCCAAGGCGTTTTTCATAGCCTTGAACCGAGTAAAGCGAAGGACGTTCAGGAAGGTAGTGTACGCACGCTGAGAGCCTTGAATGGCTCCAGAACCGCCAATCCCAGCCCCTACAATAGCTCCGACAGGTCCAAACGTGGCCCCTCCGATGACGGCACCAAGCGCAGCCCCTTTCCATCCCTTTACATACTTCAACCAGCGGCTGAAAAACGCCTCCTCGATCTTGGATAGATCGGAGTCATTCATGTCTGAGAGGAAGACTTGCGCCCTTTGTGATGCAGCGTAATCGGGGTCATTTTTGATAGCCTCCATGGCTTCAAACTGGGCCTGTTCGTGGAAGAAAGCCTTGATCATAGGTTCGAAGCTTTTAGCTAGATCCCTTGGGTCTGCCCCCACAAGGAAACCTCCCTGTCGCAACACGGCGCTCATGTCTATGGAGGTCATGATGCCACGGGACAGGTTGAGCATCTCACCAACAAAGTCCAGAGCCTTGGCTCCCTTGCCTCTGCTTGCAAGCTTTCTCTCCAGAAGCCAGTTGTTCCACTCCTTACGGGCCTGATCCTGCTCAAACAGAGCGGTCTTCACCCTCTGCTCAAACATTGGATTCACGGGAGGCACAGCAAGATACTCCTGATTCTTGATGCCCTTCTCAGCCTCATAACGCTTCTTCTCGATCCTGCGCTTGAGGTTGTCCAAGGCAATCTCTTCAGGGAGTCTGCGTGGGTTTTCAGCCTCTTTGACTCCATCATAGATTTCCTTCCAGAAGTCACGCTCATGACGCAGTGCTCGAAGCTCCTCGTTGTCCACGGGAGTCCTCTTTTCAGGCTTGGAGGTGTCTTTCTGGGCGATCCTGCGTTGCAGTTCGTCGATGGACTTCTGGATGGCCTTGGTAGCAGCTTTGGCCCTTGCAGTCTCTGGGGTTTTGCCTTCCAGAAGTTTGATGGTGGAACGAAGGCTCTTGAGTTGTTGTTTAAGTGGTTCCAGTTCAGAGAACTTGGCCCTCTTCTTGCCTTCTGGGGGATTCTGACCAGTCTGGATCTGTTTCTCCAGTTCAGCTACCTTCTTCTCCAGAGCAGCTTTCTGCAAGGCCAGTTGCTCCTCCTGGGTGATCCCAGCAGCATCTCGAAGGGTGTCAAACTCAGCCTTGGCATCCAATGCCTCCTGTTTGAGTTTATCAGTCTCTTCGGTAGCCTTAAATGACGGGGAAACCTTGCTGCGAAGGTCGTTCTGCTGAATTCTACGGCGGTAATACTCTGCCATAGCCTTTGCAGCACGCTGGGCCTGTTGGTTCCACTTCCCAGATGGAGAGGGTCCAGTCAGATCATCGACATACGCCTTGAGGTCATTTCGCTCTTTGATGAGGTCGTTGATTTCCTGGTCGTATTCGACGGTCTGACGGTCCTTTCCAGGCTTGGCCTTACCTTCAATGATCCTATTCAACTCCTCAATCTGGTTTTTGAGGCGGTTGACAATGGCTTTCCGTGAAGAGGTCAGCTGAGCCTCAGAGGTGGTCTCAACCTTGTTGTCACGCATCAGGTCCTTCAACTCCTTGGTCAGCTCGCGCTCCCTTGCGGTGGGCTTGCTGCGCTGGAGACCTGATTTAAGTGGTTTATCTCCTCTCTTGGTCCTCTCGATAGACTCAATCAACCGGATGATCCTCCGATCCTCAGCCTCTCTGGCTTTCAGAGCGTCTTTGCTGGGCCACTTGGCCTTCCCGTAGTCTGTCAGAGCAACACGGACATCGCTCTCCGTGGCATTGGGGTAGATCCCATGAATATCCTTGGTTACACTGGCTACGATATCCTCCGGTTTCATGGAGGGTTTGGAACGGATGTAGGCCCTGTAGATGTCCGCCGCCAGTTTCTTGTTCACCTTGTCAGACGGCTGGTCTTCTAGCCGCTTTTTCCCAGCTTCCAGCACCTTGGCGGGATCAGAGGAGTTCTTGATCGCCTCTTCTTCAGCAGCGATTTCTTTTTGGGTCTCTTCACGAATCTCCTTGGACCGTTCAAAGAGCATCTGGGCCTGTGGACGGACAGATTCTCCAAACTCCTTCACCAGTTCTTTGGTGTACTTTGGGAGGGTGGTTGCTCCGTTCTCGATGTACTCAGCGCCGATAGTTGCTAGTGCTTCGGCATGTGCGTTGATGGCTGAAGGCGCTGAGAGACCTTCCTCAACTGGGGATGAGGATACTGGTCGAGTGAAAACAATGGTTCTTGCTCCAGCAGGAAAGTCATCTGTGTACTCAATGGCATCAAATTCCGACTCCTCGAAGGCCTTCCTTGCATTTGACGATTCTTCCCATGGGTATTGGTATCCAGAATCAAACCAATCTTCCCCGGTCTCTCTATCTAGGCCAATAGCTTCTGCCATGTCCCCAAAGACGCGTCTTGAAGGGCGATCTAGTTCATAGATGTTTAGATCACTTGGCAACGATTCTGAACGTATCACTGGACCGCCGAATCCAGGATTGTCCTGGTAAGCTTCAGCGGTCTTTTTTTTACGAGTCCATGAAGACCAAGGCTTGATGCCAACCTCATCAGCATCTCCAGCACGGTAGAATACATTGCCTGCGACAGAAGGCGCTCCAGGCGTTTTAGAAGAGAAGCGCAATCCACCAAGACGCGGAATGCCTTTCTGCATGTCTCTCAAGGCGCGGGACACCAGATCCTCATAAAGTCGAATCTCCTGCTGAACAGCTTTTGGAGCTGTAGAGAGCATTTCACGAAGCCGCTCTACATATTTCTGAAGATACAGCATCACCTTCCTGGCGAGTGGAAGGTCCTTGCTTAAAACAGACTCAGTGACTCTCCCACGAAATACTTTGTCAGAAATCAGTGCTCTGAGAAACTCGTGCGCATAGTTGGATTTTTGGTTTTCCGTCAAATCTGGAGCAAGATCAGCCGCCAAATTTCCAGAAAGAATGTTGCGAAAGTGATAGGTCCTGTGGACACGCTCCTGAATCCCTTTCGGGAGATTTTCCCACAATCTTGCGGCCTCCTCTGGAGAAATTACCGCCATCACGCCGCGATGGACGATTTCCTCTTCGACCTGGGTTTGAATTGTCTTTGCATTAGGCTTTTCTGCAAATGCATTTAAAAAATTCGGAATATCAATGACAAGATCGGTTTTCCCCGAGTACTCTCCCGGCCACATTGGAGTTCCATCAGCAATGTGTTCGGCATCAGATCCAACAGAAGGATCAGACAGGCGCACGCCTTTTACAAAAAGGTGCTGATATTTATCCAGCGCCTTTTCTAAGTAGCTAATCGCCTTGTTGGCCTTGGCAAGTTTGGACCCTTTAAGCCCCTTGGTTGCATCCACTTTCGCCTTCTCCCAGGCTTGCGATTTGTATTTTCCAACTTCCTTAGAGGTTTGAGACATGCTTTTCCCTCTCATGGATGCAGCTCCAGGAGGCATGTTGCTATCAGTGAGTGAACTTGGAGCGCTCAGGCCCTGTTCAGGTTCAGTCAGGATGTAGTCCCTGAAGGAGTTAAACACCTCGGGAGCAACGGTCTCGTAAACATCAGCGGCAGCCTTGTAATCGACGGTGCTACCAAGGCTCTTAAGGGTATCCAGCTGTTCTTTGGAGAGACTGCGTAGCGCCTTGACGAATTCAGGAATTCGGGCAATCACCCGGTCTAGATCTTCTGCAACAACTCCACGAGGAGTCCCTGAATCAACCTGGTTGAGCAGGTTGGAAAGATGTCTGAAGACCTCATTGTGAGGAAGACCTATTGTTTTGGCGAAATTGTTCCAAGGACCGTCCAGAACTGCGACATCAAAGTTACCCAAGGTTCTAGCCAATGCCATGGCATCGCCTTCATAGGCAAACGCCTGCTCGGAATACTCGTCCACCACCTCAGAGCCAGCCGCCTTGTTCAGAGCAGGATAGGTCCCTCGCACACTGTCTCGTAACTCTGCAACAGTGACCTTTTTTGAAGGTTTTGCCTCCTTGGCAATAGCTCTCACCGGGCCAGATTTCCTGGCCTTGTCCATCATCTCCATGCGAGCTTGCTGCTCAGCAGTGGGAGCTTTCAGGGTGATTTTAGGAACTGGACGTGACGGCGGCTCCAGGGCTTCTAGGGCTGCTTGTTTAACTGGCTCAACAGCTTCCGGTACATCGGCCTGACCCAGCTCAGCAACAGGAGAAGGATTCGCCTTGCGCCATTCCCTGGCCCCCTTGGCTTTCTCAGCGAGGCGCTTCTTTACACCGCCTTTCACGGAGGCGCGTTCTTCCCGGACCTGCTTTAAGGTGTCCTTGGCAATCTGTCGTTCTACAGGCTTGGACTTCTGAGTCTCTTTGTCAGCCTTGGCTTTATCAACCTTCTCCTGCGCCTTCTGAAGGGATTCGGCATTCTTCTCCACCTCCTTGCGCTCAGTCTCTGTAAGAGACTCTCCTTTGGCATTGCGGTACTGTTGGAGGAGGGATGCAAGGCTAATGTCCCGCTTGAGGAGTTCCCGCTCCATCTTGCGGGCGTTGAGAGACCGTCCAGCCTCCGTTCCTGCAAGACGGCTGAAGATATCAATGTTGTTGTACTCGTTGAGAAGTTGGTCAAGGACAGCTTGAGCGTCAGCCTTGTCTGTCTCTGAGGTTGCTTCATTGACTGCTTTGGAGGCGTTGTCGATGGCATTACGCACATCCACCTTGTAGAACAAGAGAAGGGAGTTCTCCGTGTCGGACAGAGCACGTGGATTGGCCTGAAGCTTTGCCAGCAGTTCTTGTCCTGCCTTTGGGTTGGCTTTGACTTGCGCCTCAGCCTCAAGGTCTGCCTGCGACCACCCGCGACGTTTAGGGGTGGGGATGGCCTCAGCACCACGGGAAACTCTCTCTGCATCTACTACAGCACGTTTGAGAGAGGTTATTTCTGGTTCTTGCGTAGCCTCTTGCTGAACCGGGACAGGAGCTTTGGGTGGGCCTGTTGGTTTTACGGTTGACTGCTGGGTGGGAATCTTTGGGAAAGTCAGTCCTTCAGGGGCTTCCCTGAGTACGGGCTTTTTGACAGGTGCTGCTCTTTCCTCAACCGTCTCAGCACTGGGGGCCGCTTTCTGGGTTGGAATCCTCAACAGGCTCCATTGTTCATCCATGTAGTGAATCATGGACTCATTCATCTTTTGACGTTGCTCAGGCTTGAGGGACTCAACCAAGTCAAGACGACCAAGCTGGACCTCTCCACGGGCCTCCGTCAGCATCTCCTTGAAGTCTTCCAAGGTAGATTCGGGATGGGATTTAGACCACTCCTTGTACAGGTCTGAGATGAACACCTTGTCATCACCCCATCGTGATTGCTCGGGAACGGATCTCGCAGCCTCTCCAACGGTTTTGACAAATTCCGCACGCTGCTCCTGTGATAGACCCGGCGCAAATGTCTGGGTTGTGGAGGGTTTTGTATCCGTCTTTGATGCTGACTTGATCTCGTTGGCCCGCTGTTCAGCACGGGCAATGAGACGGTCCAGAATGGGTTTAAGGTTGGCATCAGCGCCCTCTCTAAGGGAGCGGAGGGCTTTGACAAAGCTGTCCAGCAGGCGTTGCAGGAACTCAAAGCGTCCCCCTTCTTTCAGGGATGCCTCTGTGAGCCTGCGAATGTCTGCATCCTGCCAATACTGGCGGAAAAATTCGTGTTTAGCCTGCCAGTCGGAGTTGTACCGTGCCCCTGTCTCTTTGAAGTAGAGTTCCGCTGAGGCAGTCTTAACATCCTCTGGTAGATTGTCCCAGAGCGCCTGTAGATCCGTCTTGAACTCTGGGTTTGTCCTGTCCAGTTCAAGCGTGACGCGATGCCGGAATTCCTCATCCATCATCGTCTCAAACGCCACGATGGAATCCTCGGTCGTAGGAGCGGCCATGATGTTCTCCAAGAGTCTCTGAGGATCAATCCTGAGCGTGTCAGTAAGCTCCCCAGTCGTGACGCCACCTCCTGAGCGAAGGCGCGTGAACATGACCCCTTCAAAGAGGTTGCGGTAACGGTCAAGGATGGCTGGAAGCTGATCCCTGAAAGCTGTCAGCTTGGACTTCTCAGCGGGATCGACTTCAGCCGCTTCAGCCTGCTCAATCTGGGATGCCAGTCTGCCAACAGGGTCTGCTTCTAGCAGCGGATTCTGTTGTGACAGATTTACAGGCCGTGCTTGTGTAGCAGCTTTCGCACCTCCTGTCGGCTGAGTCCCTTGCGGAGCAGGTTGCGATACCTCTGCCTGGCTGGCATTAGACGTAGTTCCTGCACCTGTTGGGTCGTTAGACTTGGCTCCTTCATTTGCTTTACGCTTTGCTTCTGTCTGCTCTGCAAGGCTCTGTGAATGGCTTTTACCACCACGATCCACTCCAAACTGGGTAGCTGTTAGGTCGCCTCCAAAGAACTGCCTTGCCACTTGTTCTCCTAGAGCGGCGTCCTGTTGTGAGGCTCCATGCATCACAACATTGTCAAATCCCAGGAGCGCTCTTGTTCCCATGCCTGGAAACTTCACCTGCCCATTGTATCCAGCATCTCTCAGGGCCTCAAGAAATCCAACTGCCTGCTCTTGGGAGAGAGCAAGAGGGTCTCGGAGTGTCGCGTAGGACTTGTAGCGGTCCGTCCTTGCTTGGTGGGTGTCTTGGCCCACTTCAAAGTTCGTCCATCCAGAGTCTGCTCCACGGGCAAGGATGCCATCAATAGGAGTGCGTCTAAGCGCCTCCCAAAGATCCACCATTCGCTGTGTAAAGGCCTTGGAGGCGTCTTTGTTCTTTTGGTAGGCTTCCACCCTCTGGGCTGCTGTGAACCCCCTCTGGTCGGGCCTGGCAGTCAAAGCATCGTACATGGACACGCCTTCTGGAGTTCCATTCTCTGCCAGATAGTCCGCGTACTCCTCCTGAGTCATGGAGGCTAGATCCACTGCTCCTTCCTCCAAGGCTTGCTCAGTAACAGCAGGCTCAACGGGTTCCTCAATGGGAGAAGTCTCCTCTTGGTAAAGGGCGTCTGCCTCCTCTCTCAATACTTCCGCCGTAAGAGGTGACGAAGCTTGATCTACGACATCTGCCTGAGCAAGAGTTTCTTCCACTTCAGGAGAAAGAGGCACTATCTCCACCTGCTCCTCTGGGGTGAGAAGAGGTTGAGCGGAATCAACTGTTTCGACTGGCGTACTTTCATCCAGTGGTATTGCAGACCTGTTTGCAGCCTCCCTTAGGGCTGCAACACTTGCTCCAGCGCCCTGTATTACACCCCCACCAACTGCCTCCATGAGACCCTGTTCAAGGATGTTTTTAGGATCGGGAATAGATGTGTCTGCTACACCACTTAGCGCCCCTTCCAGGAATTCTGTACCAACACCTGCTGCAACAGAGCCAGCAGACTTCAGAAGGTTTCTCTCTACTGCCTGCCTGACGGCCTGTTTACCAAGACCAAAGCTGAACACAGTGCTTGCCATGTCCACGGGTGAAGACGCAAGCGCCTTGACTTCTTCCTCCATGGCCTTCCCAGCTTCTGGGAACTGTCCACCTACAGAAAATATTGTCTGAGCAGCATCATCGAAAAAATCTCCCTCTCCACGCCTGTCCTCGATGTATTCCATGACCGCATCGCTCACCTGACGCTCACGCGATCTTCCAAGGCGCTGCTTGAGGGCCTCGAAATACATCGGGTTTCTTGTGGCGCTGAACTTCATCAGCAGGCCAAGGTTTTCCGGTGAGGTGATGAGGGATCGGGACTGGTTCTTAGTCACCAGACCCTGCTGAGGGACAGTATCATCGCGGAACTCGATGAACCCCTCTGGACGTTTTCCTGTGAGGGCCTGGTTAAAGTAGTTCTTGAAAATCTCCTCGTCATTGCCGCCTTGGAACTCTTGGGGCATATAGTCATCGGCCTCTCCCCCGTAAAACTTGGCGTTCTGCTGGGCGATCTTGAATGCCTTCTTCTTGAGGTAGTCGTACAGTTTGTCTGGATCTTCAGGAAGTTTCCTATCCAAAACATCTTGCCTGAGAGAATCGAACTCCCCCTCCCATTCTTCATCAGTGTCTGTGAAAGGATCGTATTGACGGCGAAGCGTATCCAAACCTTGGATTGTTTGCTCACCTGCCACGCCCATTTTTGCAATTTCAGGGGCAGCCTCGACCAATTCCCGTGAAGAGACGTTTGGATCTTGGCCGTAACCAGTCAGTTTACCCGTCTGAAACCCGAGCTTGGGAACAGCAAGAGGAAGCGCTGCCAGCGACTTCACCGCTCCTACAGCCCCCTCTTTGACAATACGCTTGGCCTGTTCTCCGAAGGTCTCCAGCGCATTAGCGCGGAAGTAGTCTACAGACTCATCCAGAGCTTTCAGTTCATCAGGGGACCAGTCTTGGGCATTACGAGCTTGTACAGCCCAATCATCTACCAGGGCATTGCGCTGGTCTGGAGTAAAGGTCTTCCAGTCTTCAGATCCAGTGATTTCGTCAATGTCAGGAGGAAGGATATTCGTTGCCATTTGGATCAGAGCTTTTTCTTGTTGCGCTCAAGCCATGAAGTGACTGGCTCCTTGGCGGGAGCGGCGGCAGTCGGTGGAGCGACAGTGGCAGGAACTGCTGCGTTGGACTGGATGCTCTCTGGTTGAGCATTCTGTTGCAACAGATTTGGGCCATCCATCCACTGGGGTTCAACGGGAGCCTCTCCACCAAGCTCAGGAGGGACGGAATACTGCCTGCTGTACGATCTCAGGGTGCGGTCATTCACATCTTTTGCAGCCTTCAGTTCTTCATTAATCATCCGCCAAGCTTCGTCGATATTGTCGGTCTTGCCCGAGTTCATCTTCTTCTTGGTCTTGTCTTCGTAATACGCTGCCAGTTTCGCTGGGTCGGAGGAGATGGCCATCAGATTCTCAACATCAGAGCGGGCCTTGTCGATCCTGCTGTAAGCCTCTGCCGGAAGTTCCTTGGGAGCATTCGCTTTCTTGACGGACGCTTCCCTCTCCCTACGGTTTACGTAGTCAAGCATCTTGAACCTGTCCACTTGTCCCGTGGTAGGATCACGTAGCGTCTCATACTCATCCACCAATCCACCAGCTTTCAGGAACGCTCCTTTGAGGGAGTTGTCCTGCGCACGCTTCCTGAGTTCCCCCAGCGCCACAGAAGGAGGAATGTTCTGACCCCGCTGTTCGATGTAGAAGTCCACCAGTGTTGGATCTTCCTTGAAGTAGGTCTGGGCCTCTGCATGGGCTGCATTGGCCTGTCTGATCCGGTTCTGGACAGAAGGGCTACGGAACAGCTCTGGAGGAGCAGACTGGAAGATGACACTCTGCTTCTCAAGGAAGGAGTCATCTGCTGGGTCCAGTTCTTCAAACGCCCCCAATGGATCAGAGAAACCCACATCTTGAGCAGGAGGAGTAACACTCCCGCTGACGCGGAATTGCTGATAAGGCGAAAGAGCCTGCTGGACACGCTGCCCGGCAGGACTCATCTCACCAAGGAAGTCTTGGGCGTTGGTCCGGTTGAAATTCATCGGCCGAATCTGCGGTAATAGGAATCCAGGAGGCTTTGTTCAGAGATGCCAGCCTTGCGCCTGTTGGCGATGGCCTTCTCTCCCAACTCAACCTGTCGGTCAGCTTCAGGCGAAGGGGAGTTGAATCGTCCAAAGGATTTGGATGGACCTCCTCCTGTTGGATACACTGATCCAACCCCGTAGCGCCCTGTAGCCATCCTTCCAAGGCCAGAAGGTGTGGCAGTTTGGGTCAGGGCTGGGACAGATGCCTGATCCTGCATCTGACGGACTTGATTGGCAGCAGCGCGACCAGCTTCCAGTCCTTCAGCAGCCAGCATCTCCTGTTCCTGTCCCATACGGGCAAACCGTCCTTCAGGGGATGTATCGCTTACAGGGGCATCGTAGTCTCCAGTGAGTTCAGTGTAGGGATTGGTGGCTGGAAGGTTCTGACCAGTGGTGAAGTCAATCACCGAGTTCCCAGAACGTGCACGGGTGCCAGCAGCGTTGGTGATGGTGCCATTTGATGGCAATGTGCGCCCACCGTAGGAAGCAGATCCAAGGGATGGAGCAGCTTGTGATCCACGGTTAGGACCGTAGCGTTCCAGCCAGTCCAGACCAGAGCCACGGGCGTTGTAATAGGCGTCTGATGAAAGAAATGTTGGACGGCTGGACATGTCACCGCCTCCAGATGGCTGACGCCTGCCCATGCCGCCAGATCCGCCGTTGTAGGTGATAGTGGAGCCTAGTGGGGCTACAGAACGTCTGCGGGATGGCATGAGCCGAGTCCCGCCAGCAGGGGCTACAGATTGAGGAACTGGGGCTGCACCCAACCATGTTTGACCTCCCCTAGACGTGGACAACCCTCCCCTACCCGAAGTATTTTGGGAAGCTGGATCTAAAAATTTAAATGGGGTGTACGGCATGGGTACATTTGTTGAATTTTAAGGTTCGTGGGGTAGAGAGAGCGACCTCTAATGGCCATCCCTTTCTCAGGCGCTTAGAAAGGGAAGAAGTGGTGATACCTAGTCGATTTGCCCAGTCTGTAACACACAGCGTTTCACCAAAAGCATGAAGTAAAACATTTGTGGATTTATTTCTCGACTGCTCTTTCCTAGTGACCCACCTACAATTTTCAGGCGAGTATGGGCCATCATTGTCTATCCTGTCAATCTGATACAGTTTTGACGGTCTCTTGCCCATATCCTCATAAAATGCGCTGAAGGAGGTTCTCCATCTTTCGCACATCAAAATTCCACGGCCTCCATATCTATGGTAAGCATGCTGAGAAGGGTTGTAGCAACGGGCTTTCATCTTTTCCCAGATGCCATATTCCTGAGTCTTGATGCTCCCTTTTCTGGTGGCCCCGTGGGTAGATTTATTTTCAGCTTTTCTACACCCGCAGCTAGTGTATTTCCCTAGGGAAAGATGACTTTTACCAGATACCCGTATATTCCCGCAGTCGCATTTCACAACCCACATATACGGCCATTTTGGAGTTGATGCGCTGACTCCGAGAACGGTCAAACGGTTAAACTTTTGTCCAGTAATGTCCTTGAATGTGGACTGCGTCTGTGGCTTGATGATGTCAGTTCTATTCATGATTACAGCATGTCTAGGGTTAGAGGCTGGGAGTCTGCGGAAACAGGCTCTCAGCTTTGTCATTTTAGCATAAAAACTATTCAGTATCAACAGCATATGGACTTCAGTTCACCGTCCTGCCGTAACCGTAGCCATACCCACCAACCCATGCGTAACCCTGAAGGTCTTCATTTCCACGGATGCGGAGGGTTGTGACAGCTGATCCACGGAGGGCGGCAAGCTGTTCGTTAAGAAGTTTTTCGCTTCTCGCCCAGCAGATGTCAGCCTCTTCAATCCGGCCAGCATCCTCATGTTTTAGGCCGAGGAATCCGTATTTGTACGCCCCGACATTATCAGGGATCACGTAGTCAGTAGGAGCGACAACAGAGACGAAGCGTTGACGGCAATAAGTCCGTAGAGTGACATCATCGTTCTGATTGAGAATTCCTGTCTTGTAGCGGCGGTAGCATGGGATCATTTCACCCGGTGCATATACCCCGATTTGGGTCTCCACCCCACTGACGACCTGCCAGAGCGTGGAATACCCTTGCATGAACGGGAATTGGATTCCCGTGATGCGAGAGAAGACCTGCGTGGTGTCCGACGAGGGGGAAGCCGTGGTGAGGGTGATGCCTTTGAAACCGTTGGTGTCGTAAATCTCCCTCCCATCCTCATCCAGACCGAACAATCTAACGGTTTTACTAGCGTCAGCAGCGTCTTCCAGCTTGAGACGGAGAGTGCAGTTTTCGGAGATGTCCTTCTGGACCACGTACCCATCCCCAATGTCCACCAAAGGGCCGCAACCCCTTTTATCCTCTGGCATGTACCCGATCCCATCAGGGTTGAATGGGTACCAGATGTTGTACACCTCAACAGGGCGGGAGCAGATGTCGATGCCTAGAATACTCTCATCACCACGGGAAAGAGTGAAGTAACCCTGCCCAGCAGGCAACGTGTACGTTCCCAAGTTGCAAACGCCTTTCCAGAGTCCGCTGAGCATCAGACGCTGCCGGACGAGGTTGAGGTTCTTGACGAAATTAGGACCAGTGAACTCTGACAGAAGACTGGCAGCGAGTTGGACGGTCAATTCTGTGTTCACAGAGGGGATTATGCCTGAATATCAGGGACCTGCAACAGCTAACTTGGAAGGGTAGAAGAGGAGACTGCGCTTCCTCTCTTAAAGCACCGAGCATCTATATCAGCCAAACCCCTCCCTCCTCCCCACAGGAAAGTGAGAAGTCAGAATGGGGTAACCCCTTGAACAATGATTATCCACCCGTCCAGAACAGTCAGATTTCTCCGGCAATTCCCAGCTTTCGCCTAGGTGTCTGCTAGCTTTTAAAGCGCCGCACGCACTGAACATCCCTGCCCTGCACTATTGCGCTGTGAGAACCCTCTCGGTGGTCTCTGGCCCCTGTTTAGCAGATGAGAGGGTCAAGCGTCATCCTTCCTGTAAACAGGAAACCCCCGGGCCGCTGTCACAACTCGGGGGTTTCGGTATTCTGCCTCAGGATTCTCTCCCTCGGAAATCTACGCCTGATTGTGACAGCAATCGGATTGGCTGCATCAAAACTACAATCCTTGGCATGAAGCGCAAGAAGAAAATAGTGCACCGCTCAGGACTCGAACCTAAATCTCAGGGTTCGTAGCCCTGCGTCCTATCCTTTGGACGAACGATGCAAAATGGTCGGGATGGTTGGACTCGAACCAACGGCCACTCGCTTCCAAGGCGAGTACGCTGACCACTGCGCTACATCCCGATAAATCTCCCCTACTCAAACGGCTGGGGACGCCGGACGACTTCTCGACTTGAGCTGTGAGTCGTCAGACCAACTGACTACTCGGTGTCGTAAATTGGCTGTCGGGAATGGATTCGAACCATTGACCTGCGGATTAACAATCCGCTGAACTACCGCTGTTCTACCCGACATTTGGAAGGGACTACAAGAATTGAACTTGTCCCGATGGGTTCAAAGCCCATTGCGCTACCACTACACCAAGTCCCTACTTTCAGGGACGTTGCTGGAGCCGATTTCGGCTTGGTCGCGGTCGATGTAGAATCATGTGGGTAATGTTATGCCAGCAGAATTGGATAGTCAACCTGCTTTGTGGCCAAAAGCAAAGGCCCCGCAGAATATCCCATCCCCGAACACCTTGTGGAAGTGCTCCTTATTCACCTCCCGGATAGAAGGGTTGCAGAACGTTGAAGCAAGACCCAACGCTGTAGCGCAGAGGTAAAGCTGCTGCACGACCACCCCAGCATCCAAGTAGGGCATGTATTGGACCTCTCCCAGAGCCTTGTACGCCTCTCTGTCAGCCATGAGGAGGAAGATTTCAGGGGCGCGGTGTATCCATCCTGTTCCTCCCACAAGAATACCTCCCAGCAGGGCCTTATTGTCCCTGTCGTTGATCCTGACGATCCTGATGGCCTTCCGGTCACAGGAGGAGGGGCAGTAGATGACGGACTTTACCAGTTCAGCTACAGTCTCATCAGGGACTCTTTCATCCCTGAACACCCTCAGCGAGTGCCTCTCCTTCATTATTTCCATGAGAACCTCCCGCTTCCTTCCCTGGTGGGCCAGATACCTGTCTTGGTAGGTGTTCATAAGCTTCCGAGTTCTTGGTCAACCATTCCAGCTTGTCAGGTCTGAGGGCGCAGTGCATGGCGATGGTCCGCTCTTTGGGTGGCCCGCACCAGTTCCATGTGTTGCTCAACCGTGCGAGCAGCACCCACGGCTCATTGTGGAAGGCGAGGTTGAAGGCAGTCGTGTCGTCCCTGTAATCCCCGGCCTGTAGCTCAATGGCCCGCTCTACGAGCTTCCTGATGGGTTCATGGCCCATATCCAGCCCCACTAGACAGGTGTCCAGCGCTGAACAAGGCGGGACGACGGTCTTCATGTACCGGGCATTCAACCCATCAGACGGGGCTGCAAACACCAAGTTCTTCGAGGGAGTTGGAAGAAGACACTCCTGCAACATCCAGAGGTCCGAATCAAAATGCCAGACAGGCTCTTGGTAGTTGAGCAGAGTCTCCATCCTCAGCTTGTAGCATTCTCTGGCATCCTTGCATCTGATGTAATCAACATGGGAAATGCCGCCAAAACGCATGAAACGGTCTCCCGCTTCCTTGGCCATTGGGAGGTAGTTTGCAGTAAATGTGGTAAAAGCTTTCATGACATGCTTCCCTCCGGTTTCTTGGCGCGGTCTGTATGACGCACAGGGTGGGCTACAAGGCATCCACCCTTCCCAAGAGACACTTGGGTCAAAGCGTACTCTCCACCGCTAGCTTTGTTGTCATTCACCTCTTGGGTGTCCTTAGGGGTAAAAATGAGAGCCTGTTCCCAAAGCTCATCCACTTCTTTGACCTTGCCTGTGTAGGGCCAGTTGAACAGGGATACTTCCCCATCTAGGTAAGGCAGAACGGTTTTAGGATGGCGTCTAAATCGCATGGAAGGCCCTCTGGTGAGGGACCAGAAGTATCCTTGATGAACCCCGCTGCGGATGTAGGTCCAATGCATGAACGCCAGTTTCGGCTCCTCTGTGAGGATCTTCAATGCATCTTTAACGAAGTGATTCCTGCCGTTGGCTACAGACGGGTTAGTGTCCTCAAATGGAGTGAGTTCAAAGTCTTCACTGATCTGGGAGATGATTCCAAAGCCGTTCTGATGAGCATGCTTTACCACTTTACGCTTGGCAGCGCTTGCCCCCTCATTGGTCCATTTCAAGTGAGTGAACCCATGTTCCTTACAGAGCGCATCGTACTCGCCCCAGAACTCCTCAGAGGACTGGTTGGAAAGGAATTTCTCAGCTTCTGGGAAGAGAGGTCCAAACTGGGCCATTGATCTGGACGCTTCCTTCGGATCGTTGTAGGCAGTGATGTAGAATGCGTGTTTCATCGGAGATCAAACCAACGGTGGAATTCAAAGTTTACGGAACCGGGCAGCATGGGGTGGTTGTTCCTCTCAAAGAATGCCGCCTCCCTTTTAAGGGCTGCAAGCTTCTCGTCACGGACATACCCAGCAGCATGCAGCCCCACTATATCCCTCGGGTAGAACGGGAGCTGACCCCATTCCACGCTTTTGGAGTAGAAATTGTATTTGATGGGGAGGAGGGTTTGCGGCGTCCCGAGTTGAATCAGAGCGGCATTGATGGCGAACTGGTCCGTGTTGTCAGCCGTCTGAATCTTTCCAGCCTTGATCCTCCAGTAAATCTGTCGTGACAGAATCATGACATCACGGTGCTCTTTCCTGCTGAAATCGAGGCACATGGCTCCTGTGTTGATATACCTCTGCCAGTCCAAACCATGAAACAGGCAGTCCTGATGAACGAATGAGGCAGGCTGGAACACCGCCGAGTCATGGACAGCCATCACTGTTGGAGCACCCAAGAACCCACGTAAATCCCATGGCTGAAGCATCCAGTAATCGCAATCAAAGAACAGCACAGGTCGATTTCCTGCCAGTTCATCCAGCCGCAGTTTCATTTTGAACCCCTCAGCGTCAGGACAACGGACCACTTTTACATCCAATCCCGTGTGCTTCCGAACCCTCTTCACCGCTTCTCGTCCCATCTTTTCGTAGGAGGGACTGATAATAGTGAGAGCAATAGGATCAGGCATTGACCCGACAATAGCAAAGCTAATAAGGAGTTCAAGTTTCAATAGGGAAAGACACGTACGTGAAGTCTGTCTTGCGCCTCATAGGGACCCTTTTAGGGGTCAGCAGATTCGTGACCCCGTCACTGTACTGTGAGACCATCCCTCTCAACCCTCCCCTCAATACCAAAGGTCCCATGGGGGTCAGCCATGGGGAACTTGGGTCAGAGAACTTGAAGGCGTTGGAGTCCATCTAGATGCGGACATGCGTCGAAGGAGAGAAGTCAACCACCTGATCTGCCCATGCCCAACCCACCACATTTCCAGTGCCAGAAGCTGCGCTCCACCACAAGAGCCGGGTACGGGTGCTCTCGACTGGCCGTGGAGGCGTGTGAGAGAATGAATCCGACTCCTCCATCAAAGGGTCTTGCACCGCTTGGTATCCTGTGGACCCGGTAATGCTGGACTGGTTCCCGTTGGTAATGATGGCGTCAGTTCCAGATCCAGTTACTGCGACGTTCCTCCCTGTACCTAGGAAAGTGGCATCCAGTTCATCACGGTAGGTCTCACCGTCAAAGAGCTGGAGATCCTCTTGCGTCTCAGACTGGACTCCAGGCACGCTGGTCTGGATGCCATTCCTGAGAAGGAGGACATAGGGGGCGGGGGCAGCATTGGACCAGGGCATGGAATTAGCGGGTTGTGATGTTGTCCAGAATCGGAGGGAACACAGTCACTCTCTCACGGCTGTACTGGCCTTGTTGAAAAGTCTGGTTGTCAGAGATGACGTAAGGCACCCAGTCCTCAAACGGTTCTGTAGAAGGAAAAAGCTGGCCTCCCAGGACGCCTCCTCCAACGCCCTGCTCCCCTCCGCCAACGCTGTACTTGGCTACAGCGGTCCTCTGAGGGCGGATGACGATCTTCTTATGAAGGGATTCTGGGAACGTGCCAGAGGCCCCTAGAAAGTCGTAGGAGACCTCCTGTGGCTGAGGAGCAGGATAAGGGGGGATCTCGTACTTGCTGTCAGACAGGAAATACTCGTACTTGAAGAGGGAGCCTTCGTTGGATTCAGGCTTGAACACCTGTCTTACAAAGACTCTTGGCGCACGCACAATGGACCCGTCAGGCCCGTTCGTTGAAGCTGGGAAGGACGCATCCTGAATGAAGTTCAGTGAGTAGAGCACAGGAGGCCACCGATGGTTCCCATTCCTTGTGAATGTCCTGTAAGGGGTGTTCTTCTCAGTCTCAGTCTTCTTCCTCACCCACAAGAACCCCAACCATCCTGTAGGGGCTTCAACCGTATCCCCGTACACATAACCTCCCCAGTCCAAGGTGGCTTGAGGATAGACAGCCTCTTTCCAGTCGTTGTAGATTGTCACTCCAGCCACCGGAAGCTGGATGTTCCACTGCGCCCGTACATACGTGATGAAGGAGAACTCGTTAGGGTTAACGGTTCCGACAACAACAAATGGATCAGGATTGGCCATTATTCATCAGTCTTTCCCGTCTCCTCCTTCAGGAGCTTTGACAGTATGATCAAAGCTCCGTCGAGGGAGGCGGTGTCAATCGTCGCTGATCGTCACAACTCCATCTTCAGTGATGGATACCGGCAGCTTCGTTGTGAGGTACTTGGCATCACCCACCAGTGCCTCCACCGTAGTACCAGCAATGGCGGCGCAGGCCGTCAGATCCGCCACGGATTGCGCCCCCGCCTGGAGCGCTCTCACTCCGCGCGGCCCCAGCGCGGCCAGGATATCCACCGCAGATGTAGCAGGGCTTTCCCAGAGACTGGACCAGATAATCTTGTGCGTACTCACCCGCGCCTTGAGCTGTTGATTCACGCCGTTGACGATTGCGTCCGCCTGAATCTCGGCGGCAGTCTTGGGTGTAGTGGGAATTAAATTGGTGCTCATATCGAAATCTTTAGAGTTCCTCCATCATTCCACACCACCCCGGGGTCTCCAGGATCAGACGTGGGCAAGTCCGAAAGATGGAGTGATGCCGCCCGCAGCCCTGCATCTGCACTGTCATCTGCCAGGCGGACGACCATCGCCGCCCCAGATCGCTGCATCGATGGATAGTCGCTTGTCTCCCCGCCAAATTGCAATCGGTCGAAGGAAACGTAAGTCGAGTCTAGCAACGTCAGAACCCCGGTACCAACTGCCGAAAGGAGCACATTATTCTTCAGCAAGAACTCTCCTTCAATCGCGGCATTGTTCATGGTCACATTGCCTACCACCGTCAAGTACCCAGCAATCTCTGCGTAGCCAGCGCACAGCACTGACCCTTCAACCACGACGTCACCAGATGCGAAGAAGTTATTACCAATAACTTCGCTTGCGGTCTCTAGCGTTCCCGTGGCGATCACAGACCCACCGAGCACCACATCGCCAGAGGTCACAAGCGAATGCCTCAGAGCGCCGTTGATATCCACAGCAAAGCGCGAGACCCCGCCGGACCTAAGGTCAATCAGGCTAGCATCGCTCCCAAAGGCACCCGCCGTCACGTCCACCTGGATCGCAGCGGGAGATCCTGTCGTGTCCCATTCGCCCGCCACAGACAAAAAGGGAGTGGTTCCTGAACCTGTGATGGACCCGGCTGTAATGGAAAGACCTGACTCGTCATTCCCTGGAGCAGATGTAATGGAAGTGAACGCCCCAGTAGATGGAGTCACATCCCCAATCGGACCAGGAGAATGAGGATCAAAAGAGGACCCCGGATTGGTGAAGTCCAGCCTCCCAGTGAGTGGATTAAAAACGTATGGCATAGATCAGGATCCTGATACGTTGGTGAGAAGATCATTGTCAGCCACTCCACCGCCAGCGTAGGTCAGAGTCAACGTGTATCCACTAGGCGAATACGTCACTGTCTGGATGTTGTTGGTGGAGCCGTAATAAGCAATGGCAACATCAGTCTGGTTTGGAGGGATTGGGAGACCGCCTCCTCCTCCAAACGATCCAGACTGAATCTGCTCCCAGACGCCCACAACGAACTTATGTACGGCCTGACTTGGGTACTCGTTGGCCAGAGGTGTTGGATTTTGGAATGCGTCAGACATAGGTTTTAGGCTCGCATGCTTCTTTCCATTCCAGCAATGAAGTCATCATCGCCAGAAGTAGGGGGCTGGTAGAAGTCTTCCTCCCCTTCAAGCTCCTCCATTTTGTCTTCTTTCTCAGGCACCTCCACGCCGTCAATAGAGACGACGCACATCTTGCCATTGGGCTTGAGCCGCCATTCAGTGACAGTCTCAAAGGTGGCATCCTCATCCAGTCCTTCTGGGACCATGAATCCCTCTGGGGGACTCATCTCGATGTAGTCTCCACCCTTCTTCTCAATCTCGATTTCAAGTCCAGCCATAAAAATGCCTTTCTATTAAGAGCGGGCAACTCAAGGAAGACCTCAAGCTGCCCGCTCTGGGGATGGGTGATTAGGACACAGTGCAGGTCACCATCTCGAAGTCGCGGGGGCAACGCTTCACCATAATGGAGTAGGCGTTATCGATCTTCTTCGGGTTGTAGGTGGCCTGCAGCTGGGCTGCAAAGTACCCGTTGTTGAGCAGCGGGTTGCAGGTGCGGTCGTAGGCGTTGATCCACTGGACCGTGCCAGCGTAATCCCATGCCTTGAAGGTGGCATCAGATCCGGCACTGGTGAAGGTCTTGGGAACCATGCGGGTGATCGCCGTCTTCACAAACACGATGACAAGTTCATAGTCAGCGGATTCGTAGTCAGGGTTCACCTGAAGCTGCGTACCGTTGGTGGCAGCGGCAGACGAGTAGTAAGGCACTTCCACCCATGCTCCGTTGACGAAGTTGTAGTGGGGGGCCTTGTAGTCGATCATGTGGAACCAGCCGTGGTAAGTCCGGTTCACACCGTATGCCTTCAAAAGCTTGTCAGCCTCCGAGGTGTAGCGCAGGTCCTGGTTGATGCGGCTGGACTGGTAGATCGTACCGCCAGACTGGAACAGGCTCTGCTGCTGCTCAGGGGACATCACCACCATGTAAACGGGCTGGCCGTCTTCCATGGCATAGGCCCCACCGTCGATGGCTGCGGAGTTGCGGTTGAGCGCATAACGCAGGTGGTCGAGGTAGTTCTGGGTGATGGGACTGGTCGGCTCTTGAGCCGGGAAGTCCGTCATCGTGGTGCCAGAGGTGTTGTTGGGAAGCTGGGGGTTAAACACCACCTTGTTCTTCCCAAGAGTCACGTACTGCTGACGGTTGAGGTATTCCCACTCGTCAACAATCTGGTCTTGGAAGTTGTCCCGGATGCCAGCGACCTGCTGCTTGAACTCGTAGCCACGGCGAACGTCTTCCAAGCAGATGTAGTCGGTGTAGAGCACCTGCTTGTAGCCAACGGAGGTGCGCACCGTGTTGGCAGGGTACACAATGCCCGCGTCAGGTACGCAGACAGAAGTGCCGCCAGAGTTCAGCGCTTGAGCCGTCCAGCCCCCACCCGTGCGTCCAGAACGCTCCCAGATGGTGTTGTTGAAGTTTAGGCCCATCCCGTCAGGATAGGGTTCAGAGGGAATACCATTGCCGCCAAGGGAAGACCACCAAGACTTCATGCGGCCACGTTCGACGATCTTGTCAATGAAACGACCGCTCTCAGTCACGAAGTAGTCGTTCACTGCGGAACACTCAGGAGTAGGCATAAAAGGAGAAAGAAAAGAGGTTGGAACTTGTGATCCTCGTTGGTGGGACCACGGTGAGCGCCGGGAGCAATGTCCAGCAGTTGTTGCTCAAGTTCCCAGTTGGAGACCTCTGGGTGATTATTCTCCGAGTGTTTTTTGCCCGTTAAAGGTGGGCCGCCTATTGCGAGGTTTGCTCAATAGGCGTTGATTGTCAACACCAATCGGTTCCTCTGCGCAAGAAAAGCATTGCTGACAGCACGCAAACTGGGCATGATTTGGCCCATGAGTTGGCATGTCTCCTCGGTCAGTCCGTCTCTTGCGAGAGAATTGCTTATGAATCTCTCATGGCTGGTCCCAAAGGAAAAGACCGTCATTGCCATGGCAGGACCACGAACAATGTACGGTCTAAGAGCTTTCCTAGGTCAGCCTTTTGGGCCTGTGATGCTTCAAGGGTGTCCGGTAGTGGAGATGAGGGTTGAGGGGTTTGCCATCACCTCCATGGACCATTTTACCGGGGAATAGGGATGCCATCAAGGAAGTCGCCTTCCTTCTTCATCGTCTGCGTCACCGATCCAGATGCTGCTCCAGGGCTGGCAGCATTACGGGAGGCAATCACTCCTTCCAGATGCTTAATCTTGGCTGCAAGAGTCGCCACTTTGGCTTGGTAGGGTTTGATGGAGTTCATTGCCACGGCAGCAAACGCCTTCATCTTTGGTGAGAGGGAGTCAAAATCCACACTCTCCGCGTCTGCCACGACCTTCTCCCATGTTCCCGGCTCCTCTTTGAGGTCCGTAAGCTTGGTGGATAGGTTTTCAATGACTGTCTGACGTGCAGATTTGTACTCCTCAGCGGCTTTCAGCTTGGCGGCAGCTTCTTCCTCAGCCTTCTTGGTCTTGGCGAACTCCATCGACCCCTCGGCGTTCTGGTAAAGCTCGTCCTCCTTAGCCTTGGCGGTGATGAATTGATCCACCAGCTTCTCAAACTTGGCCTTGTTCATGAGGCCACGGATGCTCTCTGCGATGTCGGAGACCATCTCATTGCGCTTGAACTCGTCAGGCTCCCCAAGGGCAGCGTCAATGTCCGAGGTGGAGAGTTCATAGACCTCAGCAAACTTCTTCAGTCCGGTAGTCGCCTCCTGCATGGGGCGCACCACGGCATTCTTGAACTCCTCAGTGCCTTGCAGGAAGGAAGAAGAGAGTTCCTTCTGCGCTTCATCCCACTTCTCCTTGAGTTCATCGTATTGCTTCTGCAATACAGCCACTTCCGGGGCTTTGATTCCTCCTTTAGACTCCAAGTCCTTGACCTTGGTCTCAAGCTCAGCAGCGCGGCGTTCTGCGGCACGTTTGGAGGCTTTTAGGGCATCAAAATGTTCCCGCGCCTTCATGGACCGGATCTCTGGCGGGTATTCCTTGATCTCCTCCTCTGCTTTTTCTGTCGTAACAGATTCCGACTCATCGGAGATTCCACTAAGGAGGTCATCTTTGACAGGGGCAACCTCTTCGGCTTTCACCTCGGGCGTCACAACCTCTGTCACGACGGGTTCTCCGACCTTCTGGTCAGGCTCTGCCTTGGCCTCCGGCTTAGGATTGATAAACTGGTCCAGACCCCCGTCGAAAGGGTCCACTCCTGCGGGTGCTTCAAGTAGTTCAGTGCTCATGCGGATTTAGATTGGTTCTTCTGACGGGTCTCACTCCATTCCTTCAACCATGCAGGATCAAAAGCTTCCAAGGGTTCCTTGTCTTCTGGTTCAAGGGAAATGGACAGTGACTTCAGCTTGCGGTGGAAATCGTGGAATCCAGCGTAGTAATGCCAGTTGTGGGCCGCTTGCGTGACTTTTGTCATGGCATCACCGCTGGTAAACCCGTCAGGCAGGTTGAGCATCACCAGCATCTGAATGGCCTTCTGCACCGCAGGAATTGAAAGGGCTTGCGCCAGTTCCTTCGGGTTCTCAGGATCTTGAAACCATCTTTCCAGGTCGGTCATTGGCGGGAAGGTTTGCGGCGTTGGGTTCGAATCTTGCTGGCAGTTTCAGCATCACGCAGGGCCATCTTCTGCTCCGCCTCACGGACTTTGAGGTTCTGGTTGGCCTCATTGATATTGAGCTTCTGTTCCTTCAGGGCGTTGTCAAGCGCCATGGCAGCTTGTTCAAACTGGATACGTTCTGCAACCCCCACTTCATCAGGGGCGGCTTGGTAATCCTGTCCAGCAGCCTCAGCCTCTGCCTGCTCCTTCATCTTCTTCTCCAGTGAACGCTGACCATTGGTGATGATCTCGTCTGTCTGCTGGAGGGCTTGATTCCACTGGGCATGCCGTGGGTCTTGAGGGCTGATGTACCCGAGATGGGTATAGGTGTGTTCTTGGAGTAGGGAAAGCGAAGGGATCGCCTGTTCCTCAGAAATCTCCATGCCCATAAGCTGGTTGATGATGGCCAGCATCTCCTGAAGGTGCTCAGGAATGTGCACAGCGTGGAGTTCGTTGGGTTCCACCTGCATGAACTCACCAGCCCGCATGTCCTTGTTCTCCAGAATGGCCACTTTCGCGTCAATCGGAGGACGCTGGCCGGGAATCTTGGGCATGTACTTGTCTGCCGCCGTCACTCCGCCAGTGGTTCTGGTGACATCGCGAAGGAAAAGGTTTTTGCCCTCTTCATCCATGTAGGGGAACACCTGCCACAGTCGGTCGTAGATGGCAGTACGGGCAGCGGCAGAACCGTTGCCAATCGGACGGACTGCAATCACTTCTGAGAGGTCCACGTTGTGAATGGCCTCAGCCTCCACTCCACGGCGTTTGCAGGCAGCGTAGAAGGCCAGCACTTCAGGGCCGTTGCGATCCTGTTCTGTCCAGTCACGACGCATGACACGGCGGAACTGCTCTCTTCCCAGCCGGGTGAAGGCTCGAAGGAAGATGTTAAGCCGTGAGAAGGATAGTTTGGCCACCTGATCCACCCTTGCCATGACCTCAGCCCTGGTCTGTTCTTTGGCTTGATTGAGGTCTGCCTCTGAGGTGTAGCGTCCCACCTTCTCAGAGAGAACGCCGTTCATCATGTTCAGCCCCGGGATGATCGTGTTCTGAAGGTTGGGGAACTGCCATTGCACCGTATCCGTGTTGGGCGGCATCACCACGTAATTTCCAAAGTGGACCATGTTGAGGTTCTCCATGGAGTTGTCCGAAGTTGGCTTGATCACCAGCTTTGAGGACATGCGAATGGCGTCGATGAAGCTGCTCCAGAGCATGTTCATCTGCTTGACGATCTCAAAGAGCTTGTAGCCCACCCCGCGAATCCCGTGGTAGAACCCGTTAGTTCCCACGGAGTCTGTCATGATCGTGTAAGCCTCAGACTGGGAGCCGTACTTGTTCAGCTTCTTGAACATGAACTCACCCGTGGTGCCGTTCTCAGCACTTCCTCCCTCGGGGAAGATGTACATGGAAACCGGACCTTCCAAGGATGTCACCAGCATGGTCACAGCCCTGACTGTCTTGGATCGCCCCATGGACATGGCGATGTCATTGTTCTTCCAGCTATCCTCCCACTGCTCAGGGTTCCATGGGTTGTTGCTCTGGACGTGGGCGTTTTTGATCTGCTCTTTGACAGCAGCGACATTCCAGCCCTCAGCTTCTGCAACTGCTGGATCTTTGATGAACTTGTAGAGATCGCTGGTGATCCAGTCTTTGACGAAACATGCCACCTCAATGCTCCCCACCTTCGCCCGAACATGTCGGGGGATAAGGAAGTCTCCCATGGAAGTGGTCTCCCACTCAATTCCCATTGTGTCTGGGAAGTAGGGAATTGATACCCCGTGGAGGCCGAACATTCTCACCATGTTGGGGCGCTCAAACTCCACCCCTGGCAGATTGGAGATCAGCTTGGTGAACTCCTCAGCAATGATTTGACTGTCTTCCTGCCGTTTTTGGATGTCTGTCCCGTAGCGAGTTGGGGTAGTGAAGAGCACCTCTTCCTCAAACAGGTCGTTGAAAGGAGCCTCAAACAGATTGAGGGCGTCCTCCATGAACCCAAAGTTCACATTGGCAATGTCTCCAATTCCCCGACGTGCTGCCATTCTGGGGTTGTAAGGAGGCGCTCCGTCAAGGATGGCCTGGATCTGGACCCGGTTCATAGCAGAGGCTTGGTCAGCCTCCCGCATGGTCCAGTAGATGCTGGCGGCATCTGACACCGTCTTTACGCGCTCCCCTACGGCAAGTTCGCCGTTGGGGGTAGTCACGTTCAAAAGCCCATCGTAGGAAGAGGTGGGGACAGGAGTGCTCATTATGCAGAGGCGATGCTCAACCAGCCTGCGGTGGCGATCTTCAACCGGGACTCAGGATGGCTGTTAATCAGCGATCTTAGTTCTTCGTGAGTAACTTGCAACTCTTCTGCCCAATCCCGGATGCGCTTGGGCTTGGATCGGGCCACCTTGAGAGTGAGATCGTCGATGAAAGATTGTCCGGTCTGGGATTCACTGCCGGACGCAGCTACTGAACTGGCATCACATCTTTCCCCTTGATGCCCCGTGTCCTCAGTCACGGTATGAATAGGAGGAGCCGCATTATCAGCGCCCGGCTCTGGCGATGTATCTTCCGAGATCAGTGTTTCATGAGGTGTCACCAGACCCGATTCAGGTTCTCCCTGAATACCATGCTGACTTTCGGAAATTGGTTGAGGCAAATCTGTTGCAACAGATTCCTCCTGAGAAACTTGTGGGACCACAACAGGCTGGGACTCAAGCTTGCGTCTTTCCCGCATGATAGCGTAATCCATATCTGTGAGGGGCGGCTTGGATGCCTGAACCTCAGTCTTGACTCCAAGATGGTTGGCAATCGACTCGTTGGAAACCGTTGAGTGCGCCCAGACACCCTTCATGATGCTCCTGTAGCCTGCCGAGGAAAGCTGAGACTCCAGAGATGGGACATGCGCCTTGGTCGTCACCTCAGCCTTTACGGCAGCTGGAGCAGCTTTGATAAGCGGAGGGAAAGAATCCAGAGCGCCCGAGAGCACCAGATCAGCCAGACTGTCATCCTTGCACCCGTGTACCAAGGCGGTACCGTTGATGTCCACAGGTGTCCCTTCATTGGGAATCAAAACCGGACCTTCCAGAGTGTACTCCTTGGTAGAATGACGGTGGGCGATCAAGTCCGTGTGCGTCACACCACTTTGAAGCACCCTCCACCGCAGAGTCACATCAAACGGTACTTTTGGTGCCAAATACGGGTATTCAGCAGCAGCGATGACATGGAAGTTGAAGGGATACATTCCCGCTCCAACCATGTGCGACCCTTTTAGCGGAGGGCTTGTCACCTCGGAAGTAGGACGGACGTGCCCACAGAACGGTTTTCCACCAGAGTTGTAGGCTGTTTCCAACGCGTCCTGCCACCCTTGGCGGAGGGGATTGCAATCCAATTCCAAGAAGAACCAGTTGAGGTGGTTGCTGAGTTTTCCGAGGAGGTTGACAGTATCGTGGAAGTGCTTGTTGCAGGCTTCCGGCCATCCTCCAGAGGGTTCACGTACCACCGCACGGACTTCGACATTCGGACAGTAGGGTCGCATCTCCTCAGCAACTTTTTCAACCTCTGCCAGACAGGATGGGGCAGGAGCAAAGAGGAGGTGGTGGTTCTTCCACCCTCCAAGGTGCTTAAACACCTCGATCCGCTTAGACAACAGATGACGGTCACTCTGGCTGACGGGAACGACGAAACGCATTGGAGTTGAGAATACTAGGTAAGCTTTTAATTTGCAAGTCCTACATGCCGATTATGGCCCGAAAATCTCTTGGCGGATATCCAGCGTTGAGTCTGGCCTGTTCCACCCGCTTGTACCCGGTGATGGCTCCTTGGTCGATGAAGAAGTCAGGGCAGCGCATGACATTAAACTGGAGAATGCGATCCAGAAGGTCTGGAGTGTCTTCTGAGGAGTCCGCACGTCTCACGGTGTTGACCAGATCAGCCGCGGAATAGCTCTTGTAGGGGCCGTACTGCCATTGTCCAGGAGGCGTGGTGACAGTGCTGGGGCGACCAGGGGTGATCTTGACTGCCGGGATCTTAAGGTCCGGCTTGTCGAAGCCGGGGAGCGTCACTTCCCCGTTATAGCAGTATTGGGCGTTGTCCCTCTTGAAAATGCAGTCAGGGATGTGCATCGCCACTTCTGTGATGATCGGATGATGCAGCCCTTGAGCTATCGCCCCGCAGACGCTCTGGTTCCCAATGAACAGGAGAGACCCAGCAATCAGTTGGGCGGCTTCTAGGAGGTCTTTGGTGGGCTTGTATTCCACGAATCCAAACTGATTGCAGAAATCTTCATGCTCGTTGGGTGCTCCGATGAAGAGAATCTTGTCTCCGTAGAAATCCACCACCTGCTTCCACTGGAAGTTGGGATTCCTGTACCTGAAAGTCCTGTTGATGATTATTTTGCCATCAGACTTTGGAGATTTGTCAGCGTAGATCCACGGGCGATCTCCGGTGAACCTGTGAGAGGTGCGGAAGAATTGGTTGTAGTGCTTCAGGTGGGCTGCAATCAGCGTAAGCGTTGGAGAGTGTGCCCCAATATCCCTGAATTTGCCTGACTGCCATTGGATGACATCGCCAGCTGTCGCGTTGCGGCACTCCTCAATGTAGGGCTGGGATTGCATCAGAGGCATGAGAGGACGCAGGTTGGTGACGCCTTTGGTGGCAGTGCATCGCTCAAACAAGAATCGGTGTTTGCCTCCCAATTCGTGGAGAATGCACCCCACGTACACACCATCTCCGCAATCCCCAAATGTCGAGCTGGTAAGCATGCTATTTTTCTTTCTTGGTCTTCTTCCCCTTTCCGACAACGATGTTGTGGTTGTGAATCCATTTATCTGTCACGACAGATTTGAACATCTCTCCAAACCACTCCTTGATGAAGGATTCAGAATAGAGCCAGACATGCTCTCCACAGAACTGGCCTTCATCCAATGGTTCTTCCTTGGTCTGGAACGGAGACATGAGCACCACAGTTCCATCAGGTTTGAGAAGCCGGAGGATCTCAGCCATGAACGCCTCTCCGTCGTCGATGTGTTCGAACAGGTCTAAACCACAGATGAAGTCAAAGGACTCGCTGGGCCATGCCTTGGAGACCTCCGGGAACGTACCGAACACCATCGCTGCATCGCCTTGGATGATGTCCAGCATGGGCTGCCGGTAAGACGGATCAACTTCCACTCCTACAACATGGTCGTAATGCCCTCTCAGTGCCTTCAAGAGCGATCCTGGGGCGCAGGCAAGCTCAAGAGCATGGGAGCCTTTTCCAGCGTACTGCATGACCGCTTCCACCTTGGCGAGCCCCTTGTGTGACTTGAACTGGGAGACGTTGAAAACCTGTTCCTGTAGGTTTGAGAATCCCTTCCGGTTCCAGTACCCTGTTTGGTAGATGGATGCAGGCGCGACATCTTTAATGCGGTGGAGAGACCCGCACCCTTCGCAGATTTCGTACTCTGGGTGGGCAGGTGATGGGTTGAAGCCGTGAGAATGTTTCATGTGTTGCTTTAACCTATAAATGTGGGCGTAAACAACAGATCCTGCTGAATCAGGAGGGATGGGTTCGCGGGATGATGGATGTTTTCAATGGCTTGATAGTATGGGAAACCAATGGCCCTGCAAAATCCAATGACTTGATCTTGCATGGGTGCTCCTTGGTTGTAGTTGGATACTGATGTCTCAATCAGCAGGGCTTTTGCCCTCTTAATAATGTCTCGTCCTCCCATCATGGCGTCAATCTCTGCCCCTTGCAGGTCGAGCTTGATCAGGTCGAACTGGGCGTCTGGCGGGAACAAGGATTCCAGAGGCACAATGTCCACTTCCTCGCTCGTGCATCTCTCAAACCACTGGGAATTCTCCCGATACAGTCCATTTCCGGTCCCGATGTCCGTCCCTTCCTGTTTGTAGTAGGTCTTGGAGGTGTGATATTCTCCCAGCATGGCGATCTGATAAGGGAACCCCGTGAGTTTCAGCGCCTCCTCACAGGCCGGATTGCCCTCAACACAGTGGATGGATGCATAAGGCCAGACGCGATGCGCCTCCATGGCCCAGTGACCAAGCCATGCCCCGCAGTCGAGGATTGAAGAAGGTTCCAGCCATGAAATCTTGGTGATGTTGCTCATAGAAGGTCAAGGTGTTTCAGAATTGGTTCCATCCATCCACCCTCCCGTGGGCATCAGGGCTGATGATGAAGAACTTCATGCCTTGCGAAGGATGCTGACAAACGAGTAGGTGTTGAACAGAGGGATCTCCAGAACCGTCTCCCAGTTGCCGACCGAGCGAGCTACCTCTGTGAATGTGGACAGGGAGAACGTGGGCTCTTTGTGTGCTTCATTGTAGGGTTGGCCTGTCCTCTGACAGTGAAAAGAGTACACCTGCTGGTCTGGGCAGAGGGTGATAAGCAGTCCTCCCGGTTTCAGGACCCGTCTCCACTCCGCCAGCGTCTGCTTCAACTCATGGAACCACAGGTCCTCCAAAAGGTGGCTGGAGTAGCAGTAGTCCAACACCCCATCGCAGATGAATGACAGGTTTCGACAGTCCCCTTGCAGGATCTGGGCGTCACCCCCTACGTGCGTGTATTTCTGGTGAAGGTCGAAGGATAGGGCTTCTGGCACAACCTTGTCCCCTCCGAAACCGAGGTCCAGTCCAAGTCCTTTGCAGTAAGGGGCCAGAATATGTCTGGCGGCAGCGGTTTCACTCATGCGTTTTCTGTTGCAACAGATTTACAGGACCTGATATTAGCAAAGCTATTGTTCCGGTCAAGCCTGCCGTTGCTTGATCTTGTACACCCTGGATTCTGAGTCATCTGCCAGTTGGGCCAGCAGGTTGGCAGTGCCTTGGGTGGCTTTGGGGATCTCTTTGGTGAGATTTTCCTGCAAGGTCTTCTCGATCTTCAGGAGCTGCCGGAACATGCTCTCTGGGGAGGAGTCGGTGAATGCTGAGGCCGTTTTGGCGGCTTCGGTGTTGATGGCGTTGAGGTCCAGTTTCTGATCCAGCCCCATCATTCTCTCTACAATCTGGTCGTAGGCAGTCTCGTATGCTGGGTAGAGGTCTCCGAAGAACTCGTGGTCTTGGAAGAACGACGGTCCTTTGGTGATGTTGTGGAATCTGTGGACGATGAACTGGGAGGCCCGATAGAGTATGACGAGGTTTTTCATGTTGCTGGCAATGTGAACCGTTTGGAGTGCTAAATCAAGACTTGAACAGGCTCTTCCACCAGACCAAAAGCGGCACCCATACCTTGCTCAATGGAGTGACAGGGATGGTGGCGTAGCACTGGAATGCTTCGAGGTTTCCTTGCTGGATTCTGTCCAGACGTTCTAGCGCGTCCTTGTCAGAGGTGGCGTAGATGTCGAAGTTGTACTCGATGCCTCTCTTGTCTCTGTAGGAGACCACGTACTTGTACCAGCGATGGTTGTCAGGGCCGATGACATGCTGGGCGTCTTCTTGGAAGGCGGAGGTGATGGTGTTCATGGTTCGTCTGAGTATTCCCTTCTTTTGGTCTCGTGGTGAGACCTTGCCCTCTGAAAATCCAGGAACTCATGAGCCGTTCCGAATCTGGCGTAGAAGTTCCCAGTCCCGCGAAAGAGGGATCTAGATTCTCCCTGCTCATTCCAGCAGGCGAGGATCTGGATGTGCTCCATTCCTTCCCGGTGAAGTTCTTCCAGAGTCCTGTCCAACAGGTCCAGCAGTCGTTTTGTTTCTTGATCTTCGCTCATTCTTCAGTGATTTGTTCGTGGATGAGTTCATGTTTCACCACCTCCAGAACTCCTACTGCGGAGGCCAGGGTGAGTTCATATTCAGCCCGATAGCGGTTGATGAGGGCCACCAGTTCTTTGGAGAACCTGTCGATCTGTTCTTTCTCGCTCATGCGAAAGTGATGCCGGGTTTGGAGGTTGAGTAGATGGTGATGTCATTGTAGGTTCCGTATGAGCCGTCTGGCATCAGAGGAAGACTGGAGTCCTTAATTATCTCAAATCTGGCAAGGTCCTTCTTCATACTTTCAATCAGTTTGTTGGAGACGAATGCCTCCTTGGGATATCTGCCGTTGAAGTAGATGAATCGGCTGGATTCAATGGCAAATCTGTAGCCCCAGCTTTCCTCCATAGCAGGAGGCGAGTATTTGTATGGTTCAAGTTCTTCGCTCATTCCTTCTCCTCCGCTTTCTGGTCGTAGCCAATCTTCTCCAAATCAGGGTGCCCTCGCCCATAACTTGGATCAAACTCCATCATATCCGAATCTTCTTGTGTGAAATCGTAGATGTTCCATCCATCACAAGATGGGTAAGCGCAGTCAGGATGAATCTGGATTTTACGAACCCTGCACCCACGGAATTTATCTCCGGGTTTCATGCCTCGAAGGTCGAATGGATGATTAAAGATGGCAAACGAGTCCATTAAAACTTCTCCTCCGTAGTGAGGCATTCCATGACGAGGGCTTCAAGTTCAGCGTTGTGCTTGGGCTTGATGTTGGCCGTGAATCTCTTCCAAATTTCCTGCCTCAGCTTCTCCCCATCCACCCGCAGGTTGAGTTGCTGACGGGCGAAGCTGGCCAGTGAAAGCAAATCCTCTGCATAAAGGGCCTGACTCGTCCCTTGGCCTGCAACAATCATTCCGATAAGTTCTTCAATCTCTTCTCGTTGTTCTTGTGTCATAGGTTTTCTGTTGTGACAGATTTTAGTCTTACTCTACCGAGAAACCTCGTGGTCCAACGCGCCCTAAAAGGCCCTTCTTCCTTCGCTTCTCCCTGTTTTCCTGCTGGATGTCAGAGAGCTTACGGAAGCGGTGAACGAACCAGTCGCCCTCGATTCCAACAAGCTGGCTGACCGCCCAGTGCAGAGCGGTTTCTGCCTCGAAGGATCGAACGACGTAGATTTTCCCCTTCTCCACACAGGATGTGCTTGGCACAGATCCTGGCGAATCGTCGATGCATACTGCCTTTTCTCCAATTTCAAACATGGTCTTGGGTGCTGGGTTAAGGATTAAAAACTGAAATCATGCTAACCACGCCCCTCTCCTGGGTTGTGCTTTGGAATAGAAGCATCGTGAATCCAGTTGGAAAGCTTTGTCATTCCAAAAAGCCAAGCCACCTCACTGAGTGGGTGGGCAACAAGGTTGTGGAATGTCCATTTGAATCGTTCGGTGAATTTCATGGTTTGTCGGTGATCTTGGATTTCGGTTTAACTGATTCGGAAGACCCGGAACCCCTCTTCCTCTTTGCAGACAGAGAACTTGGCCCCTGTTTTCTTAGCGATCGCCCATGTCTGGCTCTGAATTGAGCTTCTTGGATTATCGCCGCAGAAGAAACTCTGTCCGGGTTTCAGGCTCCTGACGGTGCCAGAGTATCCTCCTTTAAGGCCCTGACGGCAAGCGGGGAGGGGTACATTGTCTTCAATGGTGTAGTTCATAGTGGTGTGTTGTGCGGGTTGGGGTTCGGGGTTCTATTGGTAGATTCACGGCTTCAGCGCCCTCTCAAGGTATTCAACAACTCTTTCTGGCCTCACGATGGGAGAAGGTCCCTCCACCATTCCGGCAAACCAGTTCCCAGATTTGGGCCAGTCGCCGAAGTCCGCGAAGAAGAAGTTGAAGAAGACAGGCTGAGGTTTGACTCCAAAGACCTCCACAGAGGAGGCGAAGACCGCAGAGGTGACTGCGATGGCCAGTTGCGAGAAGAAGGATCGTCTTTTCATAGTGGGTTTAGATTCTACCGATCTCCAGCAGGGATTTACGGACTGCCTGGACTTCATGGAGGGGTGCTACTTCAATCCCAGAGCCTTCTTTCGTGCTCGAACTACCTCGTCTCTGGATTTTCCGGTGGCATCCACCACCAGATCAATAGAGCATCGACCCCAGTCGATGCCTTCGAAAGGGTCAGATTCCTGGTTGGGTTTCTGAACGGTGCCTTTTTGTCGGGGAGTTCCTTTCAGGTCAGGAGATCGGAGTTTTCGTTGATTCCCGACAGATTGAGTGGTGACACCTTTTATGGCGGCGATCTCGATGTTGGACTTTGACCAGTCCACATCATCCCACGTCACGCCATTGCGCACTCTCTGGCCTGTTAAAGGTCTTGCGGTGGACTTTGGCGTGGTACCTAGGTCTCTGGCCCGCTTAACCGCGTCCCATGCCTGCATTCCAAGCTGCCTTATGCCATAGCTGACGGTGGCCTTGTCCACTCCCTCCAATTCGCATACATCGCTCAGGATCATCTCCTTTCCGTTCCACCCAACCCAGACATTACTTGCCTTGTTCCTGTTTTGTTCCCTGCGAGTAGCCCAGATACAGTTCTCAGGTGAGTAGGGGCCGTTGTTATCCTTTCGCTCCAGCGTGTGATTCAAGGAAGGCCGTTCCCCCATGTCCGAGTAGAACCGTTCAAACCCACCCTCTCCCTGCCATCGTTCGCAAACGGTGATACCCCTTGCTCCGTACCGCTTAAAGCTCGCATGCTGCTCATTCAGGCACCGGGTCTTCATGCTCTGATAGATTACCATCTCAGTGCTCTTGGATAGGCCATGCTTTTTCTTGGCAACCCAAGTCTCTTTTCTGAGGCACCCACAGGACTGACTGCCTCCTTTGGTCAAGGAGGCGTACAGAACCTTTTCCTTCACCCTGCCACAGGAGCACTGACACTTCCAGGTAGACTGCCCAACTGAGGACCCGGACTTCTTGGAAACCCTGCCACTGCACTCAAGCACAGTCCAGCGTCCAAATGTCCTCCCTGCCAGATCTACAAACGTTCCCATAAACGGATTCTAGTGTGAAATGAAAAGAATGCAAGTAGAAAAGGTTAAATAGAAACAGAAACACTATTAAGCCTTCCTTGGTCTCCCTCTCCTCTTCCCAGTCTTCACATACCAAGACCCCTTCGCTTCCCTATGCCGCATGGTCCGGCACTTGGGAGAGCAACTCTGAGCATCCTTTCTCCTGGCTCTAAACTCCTTCTGGCAGACAACGCATACAGGCATCTACCACTGTAATCGCTCCACAAGGTGTTGCAAGAATTACCCATCTACGCACTCATCGAAAATCCTGCAACAGCTACCAACCATGTCACGGACTCAAGGATGGACCAAAAAAATTAGGATGCAGAATAGAAATAGAACTGATTTGGGAAATCCAGGAAAATGAGGGGGGGTGTCACGGAGAGGCAAAAGAGGGAAAAACTTGGATGGAGGCCTACGCTACAACGCCGGGCCTCACCATCCGCCCCCTCTCCACCCACCCGCCGGGTCCTCCCCTTGCCTTCGATGGCTCTTGCTTGCGTGCTAGCTACTCACTCCTTCGTTAAGTTTGTCTCAACTAACCCACGGCTCCCTAACCTGCTCACCTTGAGGGCTTTGCTCTTCCTGTTTCCCTGCATCTTTACAAGATGTGCTAGTGCAAAGGTGGAGGCAATAAAGAATAATGGCAAGGACAACTTCACGTAACTGCCTCAGTATGAACGCACCTTGTGACCGATCTTGCAGGTATGACCGATTCTCCACAGTTGAGACAGCCTCAACCCAGCAACTCATCCGTCACATCCTCTGCGTGCGAAGGCGTGACATCTCTCTCAGTTTGAGAGAGTTGCGTTGACCAGAGGGAGACATTCACCTCTGTTTGGGGCTTGTCTCTCCCTGTTAGCTTCCAGACCAAGGCAACTGATTGGCCTAGTTCCTTGAGGTCGGCGGGGGCGAAGAGCGCTGGATTCTTTGTCACCACGCCCTCTGCGAGGGAGGACAGCTTGGGGACAAGGGCCAACGCCATCCCGTCAGCGTATTCTCCCAGGCTTTTTGATACCAGATCTAGTGCTTTTGGGCTCCCAGTTACATCCGGTGACAATTCTTCTGCTCCATGCAATGATTGAATGAGCGGGCTTCCCTTGTCCTTCAGGGCTTGCATGGCCTTCTGCTGTTCTATAAGGGCCTTGTTTTTCGTGGGCCATGCACCTCTACGTCTCTGCTGTTTGATAGCAGCCACGCCGATTCCCCATTCTTTGGCTATTTTTCTGTCTGGGATGCCTGCTATGGAGGCGGCTTTGACTTCTTCCCATTCTGCTTTTGAGAGGACTGGGGCTGGCATGGATCAGGGATTGATGGGGTGGGTTGCGTTGAGCGCGCGCCTGTAGTGAGGCTCTTCCTTCTCTCGCAGGCGGTTGCATGGGATGGATCGGGACTCTCTGGGGATTGCGAGACGCAGGATTTTCCCTGGCGGGGCCTTTCTAGCTAGCTCTTCGATGATGGAGCTCATGGCTTGTCTCTTTGCTCTCCTAGTCCTAGACTCATACCCACTAGCTTAGCTCTCCAGCCTCTAGAGGGCAAGAGGGAAGAAAGTGAAGGGACTGAGTAGATTATTGTTGACTAATCTATGCAGGGAGGGTAGATAGAGGACTATGAAAACACAATACCTGCACATCGATGGCGCAAACCATGTGTCTGTTGGACCTCTCACCATCTCAGAGGCCTTGCCTTTGTGGGACATACTCAAGGCACAAAAGCCAGAGGCTCACATCTATCTGGCCACATGGCCAGCTGAAAACAACGTGGACGCCTAATCCTCATCTCTCATCCTTATGCAGTATAGAGTCTATAACCGTACATTGGGCGAAACCGTTACTTTCCACCTCCTCTCTTGAGGAGGCTATTGCCTCATTCCTCGCAGGAGGGGGGGGTACAACGAAATTGTGCAATAGATGACTCCCGCCCCGCCAGAAATCTGTCGCAACAGATTTATTTTGCCTCTCCCAGCTTTTTTCACTCCATCCATTCTAGCATATCTACGTACAGGATCAAGGAGTTATGACGGATTCAGAGCGAGCATACTTTCTTTGTATAGTCAATCTGAATGATTTTTGTTGAACAATCATAGAGGAGAGCGTATAAAGTGTGTGTAGTAAGAAGCCAAAACGCAAAGCAAACCAAGTAGAATCAAGAATATGAAAATCACAATCGAACAAGTCGCCGGAGCCGGAGCCGTAGCCTTAGCCATTGAGGCCGCATGCAAAGACCATTCCTCCATTGCCTCTGGAGTGATTGGATTTTCGGGGCATGGCTCCTACCATGTGACCGCCGCCGACTCTATCGGGCTGAGCCTAACGATTGGGCTCCGGGAAGAATGAGTGTCGAAACGCCTACGGGCGTCTGCTGGGCTGACGATCCAGCACTGATGAGACTGTCACACAAAAGCAAAACAGAGAACACATATGAAAACCATCACCGCCAACCCTGCCGCTAAATTCACCTCCGACCAGTGGGGGTGGCTCTGCACGAGCCCATCGTTTCTTGCGACAGTAAATGAAATCGGCATCACGACCACAGCAGAGAGCGTGGTGACGATCGGGCAACATCTCCTCATTGAGGAGCGGTCGAAAAATACTTCCTCCACCCAATTCGGCGCGGCAACCGGCCTGTGCCTTAATCAGGTCAAGCACCACCTGGAGGCCAAGCGGGCCAAGCTGGCTGACCTGGAGTCAGCCAACGCGAAAGACCCTGGCCGCGGAAAGCGGGTCATCCCTCACCTCCGCGAAGAGGTGGCAGCACTCGAAGCGGATCTTGCCGCGCTGGCTACGGCGATCCGCGACGAGCTCCTCTCCATCCATGCCGCTGGCGGCGACATCCCGACCGCCTCTGATGCATTCGTCAGAGGATGCGGCATTGCGGATGGGGTGCCAGCCCACATCTATCAGGCGTTGCTGCGCCAGCGGAATTTTTTCCTCCAGCTGAATGACCTAGTGGTTTCAGGGGAGATCACTCCAGAGCTGATGGACGACATCTATGATCAGGCTAACCCCTAGCCAATCGGTCCCTTGACATTCTCAAAACGCAATCTCAAAACGCAAAGAAATCCAACCTGAAAACACTATGAGCACTACCGCATACAATTGCCCCGAATGCTACGGGGGCCACTTCCGGCCTTGCCAACGGTGCGGCGACACCGGAAAAATCACGATCACGATCACGCCCAAACGCTATAATCGCGGCGACGAAGTGATTTGGCGCGACAAACGCTGGACCGTAGACGCGGCTCCCCCTCCATGCGTGGCGGACGAGGACATGATTGTCCTGATCGATCAGGACAAGGACGCCAGAGGGGAGATTCAGGAGCTCCCAATACTCACTCTGGCGGACATCCGCCCGGTGAAGCGGGTCAACCTAACCCAGCACGATGCGACGCCGGAGCAGCGGTGCATTGAGCCGCCCGACAAGGCGCGTGTGCAGCGTCTCATCACGTTTGACGCTCCTCCACGTCTGGCGGAGATGATAGACCGGGCAAAATCCCTCGCGGACATTGCCGCCAGCATGGGTGCTACCCACGCCATGATTGGGGGAGCACCGTATTTCATGGCCTCCCTGGAGGAGGCGCTTTGCGAGCGAGGTATTGAGCCAGTCTATGCATTCTCCAAGCGGGAGAGTGTGGACTCTCCACAGCCTGACGGGAGCGTGCGCAAGATGGCGGTTTTCCGCCACGCTGGGTGGGTCGAAAAGTGATGACCGCATAAACAAGACAATCATATGAAACAAATATTCTGGAAACTCCTAGACGAACGCCCTGGCCTTCTGACCCTCATTGCCTGCGCCAGCATCTTTTTCCTGATTTTCCTATTCATCCGCATCTTCCCATGATGACGGAACCCCGTGCGGAGTTCAGCTAATCAACGACTAAGAATCCCTCTACCCATATCAACACCGCTCTGAGAGCCATCAGCAATGGTTAAGCCCATCCTACGAGCGAAGTTTAATCACAATCTGCTTTGACATCATCTAATAGCTTAGCTAGTATCACGGAATCAGTCAGTTCACCACAACCCTATAGAATATCCATGAAACATATCTCCGAAGAACTAAAGGCCAGAGCATCACGCGTTGGATATACCGTCGATGTCCAAGCTGATGATGGCACCTACTGGATTCCGTCGATTGGCCATTGGAGAACAATCGAACAGATTGAAGAGGTGGTCGCCATGCGAGAGGAAAGGGATGCGCATCCCTGTTCACTTCTCCATTAGCCTCCCATCCAGATCCCTGGAATCCATTCCATGGGGTCTGTAGGGAGATTAGAGGGGAACTGTTCCCCGCCTGTCTCTGTTGAATCCACTACCTGAAAACCTATGAAAAACAGCGAACTAGATTACCTACTCAACCGTGATCCGCTTGCCACAGCTGAAAAGATCATCGGAAAAACCTACCATGAGGACGAATCAGTCGTCTGGCTAGGGATGGCTCTTGGAAGTGAAGATGGAAAGAGAAAGGATGAAATCCTGTCTGCTAACGGAGACACCTGCTTTATGACGCCCGTCGAGCGTTACATGGCGATCGTTCTGGGGGCTGGATTTAAAATCCTGTGGGAGCGTCCAGCCGTATTCAAAAGCGGATCGGAAGGCGAAAAGCAATACGGGTTGTGGCACGATGATGGACTTTTTCTGGTGTTTGACACCTTTCATGGCTTTATGAATGGAGGCGATGTGCATTTCAACCTTCGTATGAAGGACGCCTCTCATTGGCCCGCGCAAGTCAGCGGCGGATTCACGGATGGTGTTCTGATTGGCTCCTTCGATGCACGGGAGGCTATTCTCTACAGGATTGAATCGCTCAAAAGCGAGGGCGAGTTTCTAACATCTTGGGTGGAGGCTCCGCATCTTCGTCTCTTGACCAGCGGAGAGTATCCAGAAAGCTGGGACGAGGACAGCATGGAAGCTAAGCGCAACGAGGTAATTGCGCTTATTCCAGAGGACATTAAGAGAAAAATGGCCCTGTAGCTCTCGCAACTCACCTGCATTCTGTCATGACAGATTTTAGAGAGGTCTGCCATGCCTGATCCCTCTGCCCAAACCCATGAGAACCACCTGCCCACACACCGCCGCAAAGGCCCTCCTGTTCAGCCAGGTTATTGACCCTGTGCTGTCCTTCAATGGACACCTCTATCATGTCCGGCCCCGCGCCACCAAGTCGGACCGGGAGTCATTCCAGATCCTGAGCAAAACCCAAGCTCTGGACTACGATGTTCCAAACTTCCGGCCCGGTAAGACGTTCTCCGACTTCCTTGGGGACTGGATCGCCTCTGAGGCCCAGACATGGCTGGCATCTGCACGGCTCGCTTCCTCTTGGGAAGACCCCTCTACCCATATCAACACCGCTCTGAGAGCCATCAGCAATGGTTAAGCCCATCCTACGAGGCGCGGAAAGCGTTGATCGCAGGGCGCATCACAACCTAGAACAATCAAGATTGAACCAAGAGAATGAAGCCACTTTGGACCGTCACCGGAAACGACGGAAAAACCACGCTCCGTTTGAGGGCGTGGGATTGTAATGAGGCCGTGAAGATTGCCAGCCGCCGCAAGGTGCGCGTGGAAAGCGCCAGTCTCGTTGACGAAGACCCAGAAGCCTCCACTGCTCTGGCCATTGCAACGCTCAAATCTCTACGTAAGCACCTAAAATCCACCCACAACAAAGGCGGTAAACGCCCAAACGCTGGACGCAAACCCACCGGAGGAATCAAGCGCGACCAACGCTTCAATTTCGACACCACCTCAACCACGGCTCTCTGGTTCAGGACTCTATCCTCCCAAAAAGGAGGACTAGGGCCAGCTCTGGAATCCCTGGGACCTGAAGGAAAAGAGGACTCTTCTAACAATGCGTAGATTCTTGTTGACGAATCAACTGGGATGGAGTATTCCTAACCTGTCAGACGAACAATTCACCTAGAAATCAAACTATGAACTACGCCACTTATTGCCCCGAAGATGACAAATTGCGCCTTTACGTTGGGCGCGTTTCCCGTGATGAATACGAGGCCCTTCGCGATGAAGGCTGGACCTCAACCCCGAAACAGGATTGCGACTTCGTGGCCACCTGGACCCCTCAGCGGGAAGCAACCGCTCTCTCCTATTGTGACTCAGGAGAGATCGAAGACGAAGACCAGTCCCCTGAAGATCGTGCGGCTGATCGTGCGGAGCGCTTCGGCGGATACCGGGACAAACGCCTTGGTGAAGCGGTGGGACTGGCTGACCGCTACGACTCCGGCCCTTCCGCCCATGGCTACCAGTCGCAAGCAAAGGGCGAGCGCATGGCGGCACGTCATGACCGCATAGGGGGCAAAGCTGTCTCCCAGTGGGACAAGGCCGAATACTGGCAGCAGCGGACAGCGGGCGTCATTTCCCACGCTCTGCATGTCTCCTCGCCTGCCGTGCGCATGGGGCGCATCAAGACGCTTGAAGCTGAATTGAGGAAGGCAGAAAAATCATGGTCCGAACATGCCGAAAGCGAGCAATCTCGCTTTGATTCCATGCTGTCAGTGGTTGAGAACGCGGAGGGCACCCGCGAGAAACCTAAAGCGCCCACCAGTCTAGCAGATTTCCGGTGGGAACTCTCCCGTATCCGCGAGTCGGAGAACGTGGCAGAAGGTGAACCCTCAAACCCTGAACAAGTCCGCCGGGCCGTCATTATTTCCGCTCTGACTTCTGGCTACGGCAACCCTGAAGCATGGAAGGCTCTGGCCACGGAGGCAAGCAAAGCAACGCGACCCGCTGCGGACATTGCCCGCGATTGGCTGGCAGGACGCGAGCGCCCAGAGGACTGGAACCCTGAGACGGGCACCCGTTACACTCGGCACCTGAGAATGCGTATCGCCTACGAGAATCAAATGCTCGAAGCTCAAGGCGGACGCGCTGGAGATCTTGAAATGCAAATCGGTGGCCGTCTTGGTGGTAAACTGATCGTGAAGGTGAACAAGTCCTCCACTTCTGGCCGCGTTACGTCAGTTTCCGTAAAGGGTCCAAAAGTGACAGGATGGACCTACAGAGCGCAGAACCTCCCAGGCACTGAGTTCGCCTTGCACCAATTCCCCACAGAGCGCCTTGCTCCTGGAGCCTACACACCACCGGATGCGGAGTCTTTGGCAGAACTCGAAGAACTTAAGCAGGCACAGAAAACAGGCAAGCCAGTCAAAGACGCCTGCCCGCTCATCAATCCCACAAAGGAAGATGCAGAGCGCCTGCAATCCATTTGGAACGAAGAAGGCCGGGAGAAGTACAACGAAGGCAAGCGCAACGGTCGCTATTACGGGGAGTTTGAGCCCGCCAAGGTGGTCTACATCAAACAGGAGACCTACAGCGAAGCCAGCAAGGGCGCTTACGCTCGCGCTGAGACTCTGGGCCTAGCTGCTGGTGGCGTTCTCGCGAGCCGCTTCCCCAAGTCCACCGGGAAGGATGTTTGCAAACTGCGCACCACCTACGGCGGCTCAGGCCCATACACGCCGAAAAGCATCATCGTTCTCACGGACAAGCCGGGGAAACCGTTCCCGGATTCCGTCTGGGAAACCAAAGCTCAGGAGGCCCTTGCATGAGTGGATTTCACCGCCTCCATGCACTCCGCATGGAAAATGACGAAGCAGGCTTTCGCATGGATGACATGCGGGGCCGCTTCGTGGGAATCAGGAACCGCAAGGAAAACGGCACTGCTCCCCGCGCTGTCACTGCTTACCAGCTCTTTCAGACCCCTGTTTCTGTTGCAACAGATTTGGTGGCTCTGGCTGGAGTCTCTGTAGGAATGCGTGTTCTTGAGCCTTCTGCGGGCCTAGGGCGCATCCTGGATGCTCTGGCTGTACATTCACCTTCAGAAGTTGTTGCGGTTGAGCAGTCGCCTGATTGCTGCTGGGAGTTGTTCACTCAGGACCGGGAAGCCGTTCGGATTCTTCAGAGGGACTTCCTCACTGTCACACCAGAAGAAGCAGGAACCTTCGATGTGGTGGCGATGAATCCTCCCTTTCACATGCGCTCAGACATCCAGCACATTCTTCATGCGCGGCAGTTTGTGAAACCGGGCGTCCTTGTGGCCATCTGCATGGATACCGCCCACAGGGAAAAGGCCCTTCGGCATCTCTGCTCCGAATGGATTCAACTCCCCGGATCAGCGTTCAAAGAGTCCAATACCAACACGGCAACGGTCATGCTGAAAATGCTTTGCTAGCTTCCCATGCTGCCAGTAGTCCACCCCCTGGATTGCTGGCAGAAGGGAGGCCGGGAATCAACCCTGCCCACCACAAACCGCAGAATACCATGCTCCATCATACACAAGTCAAGACCTGGGCCGAAAAGGAACGCCGCCTTCATGAGCGCCGAAAAAACGGCATGACTCCTGAACTTCAGCAGGACACCGACAATCACTACCGTCGCTGGAAGAACATCCAGCGCCACCTCCAGCATCGCCAGAACGTGACCCTCTTGGTCTAGCATTTGCATCCGGGGTGCGTCGTAGATACGCACAACCTGAACACTTTGAATCCATTATGAAACTCATCCCTTTTGACCTGAAACTGGCCCAAGAAGGCCACCCCATCCAAACCCGTGATGGAAGACATGCGAAGTTCATCGCGCATGTGCCTGAGACCCGAGAAGAGGATCAGGTTGTCTGCCTCATTGACGGTCTTGTTTGTTCACGATTTGACACTGGTCTCCAGTACGACTCCAAAGCCTCTTCTCCCAACGACCTCTTCATGGCCCCGATGAAACATACGAAGTGGCTCAACATCTACCCAGAAGGTAGAACGAGTTACGCCTATCCGACGAAAGAATTGGCGAATTCAAATGTTGTATTTGACCGATTTGACCGAATCGCCTGCATCCAGATCACCTACACAGAGGGGGAAGGATTGTGAAGACTGAGTTCAACCACTTCGCCTTTACCTCCGTTCTGCCGGACTGCTTTGCAGAGGATCTCACCAAGCGGAGGCTTTGCTTCCCCAAGGCTGGGACCACCAAAGACAACCGGGATGCCTGGAGAGTAGCCTATGCTGCCAATCAACTCCCTTACCGTGTTGAGGGACGGTCTTTTCAACCTTTTATCTTGGAGGAAATCAAGTGAATAAATTCATTCTCCTTGCTTGTTGCGTTGCTTTTGACCTGGTTTCAGGAACGGCCAGTGTTTGGTCTATTTTGCCTTTGTATTTGGGGGCTGGATGGATTGGAAGTGTTCTTGACCGAATGGAAAGGAAGATCAACCGCCGTCCTGAGCATTCTGTCGTGACAGATTTGCTCGTCCAGATGCAGAACCTCCGTAATGAGGTGCTCAAGCTGCAACTGGAGGTCCGATCACTCAAACAGGAACTTAGAATCATCAATCCACTAGCATGAACACACTAACACAAGGAAAGCTAAATGAACTGAAACGGCTTTTGCGCTATCCAAATGACCCGATAACAAATGATACATTTTGGCATAATAGAGAAACTCTCATCGCAGCGGCAGAAGAGGGGCTAAGGTCGAAGGCTGAGGTCCAACGCCTGATTGACGAGACGCATCGTTGGAGCGCGGCAGAGAGGAAGGCCAAAGAGGATCACGAGGAGGACAAGAAGGCCCTCCGCGCCCGCGTCCAGGAGTTGGAGGAGGCCCTTAAAGACCTGCTTCCCTACTGGATTGAGGAAGACGATGTAACAGAATATGGTGGACATGTGGCGTGTGAAATTTCATGGAATGATTTTCGGAAACTTAAGTCCGTTCTCTCCAACTCCACCCCTCAACCTACACGGTACACGCTGGATGGATGGCGGGACATCAAGACGGCTCCGAGGGATGGCACTTTCATTCTCGTTTATGGACCTCCTGTAGATGATGAAAATGTGTGGGTTTACCAATGCCGTTGGATGGACTTCAGCCCACTGTCTCAAAGTGGCGAACTTGCTGCACTTGGCGAAGGTCCACGGGGTCAGTTTGAGGTAGTCATCCGTGATTTTGTGCACAAATGCCGTCCCACCCACTGGATGCCCATGCCTCCAGCACCTCAACAGAAGGAGGAAGCATGAGCGCTCTCTTTACCCTCTGGGAGTCCTCTCTACAGCAGGCCGTGGAGCCTCTGGGAGCACGGGGCTATACTCTTGGCAAGCTCTGGCATCGTCCGGCAGAGAAAGGATGGATCATCCGGTGCTCTGATGGGCCGTTGAAACTGGAGGTCATGCAGCCTGAGAAGGTCCAGGTGGGCAGGCTCCCAGCGTGCGGAATGCGGGTTCTTCTGCATTTCCCACAGGCCAGACGGCTCCGGCCTATCATGCTGGACTACGGAGAGCCTAAGACTGAATCAGACGTACAGGAGGCCGTCCAGAGCCTCCTGAAGGTGGTCAAAGAACACTTGGAACATGCAGCAGTGTGAAATCTGTTGCGACAGAATTTAATTATGAATGCTTCAGATTTCACACCAAAGCAACTCCAGGCAATCCGCATCGCCGTCGCGGAGGCGGCGGGGCGTGATCCGTGGTTTCGATGCCCTCAACACAGCGAAGTGACGCCGGATCATGCGACGCTGGGGACGCTGTGTCCATGGTGCGCAGAGACATTAGAATGGTGGGATGGTACTAACGGGCCTCTGCCCGACTACACCGGCGATCTAAACGCGGTGCATGAGGTGGAGAATAGCCTGAATGATGACCAGCACTATGATTTTCGGGGTCACTTGGTGGACGTTACGTATTCGGACATTGTGAATCAGGAGCAACGCGTTATGGAGTCGGAGCGAGCCTGGATCTCGGCCCCCGCCCTGCAACGCTGCATCGCCCTCCTGATGACCCTCGCCCCCGACAAATGGAAGGCGATCAAGAACGACCCATAATCTCCTATGACCCAATCCGAAAAACGAATCAAGATCGCCGAGGCATGCGGGTGGGAATGGCTCACTCGCAAAAACGACAATCTCTCATGGCTGTTTCCAAAAGGTCTTGAGGCTAAAGGAATAATGTTGGGCCACGTGCATGGGCCTGAATTTGTGAAGGAAGTGAAAGGAAGTCGCAGGTGTGGGTTTGGTGTCCTTCATGCTCCAGACTACTTCAACGACCTCAATGCCTGCCATGAGATGGAGGCTATTTTGACTGATGATGAATATTCTAAATATGGGTGGACCCTCCTAGGAGATGGGAAATTTGCATGTAGAGATTTTTTAGGGGCTAAAGCAGCCCAACGCGCTGAAGCCTTCGGCCTGACCCTTGGTCTCTGGGAGGAGGGTGAATGACCCACAACCACCCTCTCTGGCTCCAGAAAGACCTGGAGCGATTCACCTTGGACGAACAGAGACACTATGGAGCCGTCTCTCTGGCTGAGGAATGCTCTGGGAAGGAGCTGGAGAGGGTTTTCAGACCTCTGCTCCCTACTGACCTGCACGGTCCTCCAGACTGGCTCAATCCCCACAATGGAGCCCACCAGAGGAGCAATCGTCACCGGGACTGGATCGCCAGATTACAGGAAGACTTCAAGAAAATCCAAACGGATTCAGTTTGACAAAACTCATAGCTTAGCTTTCATAGAAGGATATGAAAGCGCTAAAAGCATACCATGGAGACCAATCCATAAAGGACAAATACGTAGCCCGCATGCAAGAGCATCGACGGCTTGAGGAACTTATCCAAGGCACCGGATGGGAAGGCGGAAAAGGTTGCGCAGTGGGGTGCACGTTGGATCAATACGACCACTCCCGTTACCCAGTAGAGTTGGGGCTTCCTGAATGGCTGGCGCGACTGGAGGATGCCATCTTTGAGGGGCTTCCAAAAGGTAAAGCTGAGCAGTTCGCTGAAGACTTCTTGGCTGCAATTCCTGTTGGCGCTGATGTGGAACCTGTGCGCCACAAACTCGGGATTGCACGGCAAGAACTGGCTCTTGAACGACTCAAGGACAATCAAGAACCCTATGCTGTCGAATGCCGCAATGCGTTGCAACTTGTGATTGCTTGGCATAATTCTGAGTTGATTGGAATGGGCTGTGAGCCGCAGAGATGGTCGGCGGCGGAGTCGGCGAGGTCGGCGGCGGAGTCGGCGTGGTCGGCGGCGGAGTCGGCGTGGTCGGCGGCGGAGTCGGCGTGGTCGGCGGCGAGGTCGGCGGCGGAGTCGGCGGAGTCGGCGGCGGAGTCGGCGGCGGAGTCGGCGAGGTCGGCGGAGTCGGCGAGGTCGGCGGAGTCGGCGGCGGAGTCGGCGGAGTCGGCGCACTATGAATGGGAGGCTGCTACGCTTCTCCAATTGCTTAAGACGGCCAAATCATGACGCCCGCTCATAGCTTAGCTAGTATAGAAGAATATGAAAGCATACGTTACAAAGTACGCCCTCACTGAGGGGATTCAAGAGCTTGAAGGTGAGTTGACCGAGTGCGGGAAGTATTTCTACAATCATGGTCATGCAGGCGCTCGATATGGGGAAGCCAGATTCTTTCATAACAAATCCCACTGGACGACTGACAGGACTGAGGCAGCAAAACACGCTGAAGCGATGCGAATCAAAAAGATCGCCTCACTCAAAAAACAGATCGCTAAACTGGAAAAGCTCTCCTTCTCATGACCCCAACTCCTGCCCAACTCCGCCTCTGCGCTTACCTGATGGAGCATCCAGAGGTGCCGTGGCAGTGGAAATACGACCATGAGGATGATTCTTGCTGGACCACACCAACTCAATGGGGACCTTGGAATGCCATCACACCTGATCGATTGCTGAGGATTTTCCCTGACTACGCCCCTCCCACTTCTCACCGCTACTCCCGAGAAGGCAAAACCCTCCTCATACTCCACAACCATAACTGTTACCAGTTCGGCATCATCACCGGAGAATCCCCAGAGCATCTCTGGTTCACCCGACATGGAGGCTACTTCAAGCTCTCCAAGGACTCTGGAGAGGTGGAGACTCTGAAACCTGCTGAGTTCTAAAATCTGTTGTGACAGAAACCGTCTCCCAGTAGAGCCTGACGAACTCGTGCTCCAGTCCGTAACGCAGTCGCCCCGTATAACCTGAGGCTGGGAGGCGACCAACTTTCAAATCTTATGAGCAAACTAAAAGCAAAAGCACCATCCGACCATCAGCCAACCAAACCAAAAATCCTCATTTATGGACCTCCGGGGGTTGGGAAAACTTGGTTCAGCTTGGATTTCCCAAACTGCTACTACATCGACACCGAGGGAGGAGCGTCCAGAACCCACTACATGGACAAGCTGAGTAAATCAGGAGGCATGGTGATGGGTCTGGAAGAGGGCGCATTGGACTTCGAGACAGTCATAGGACAGCTTCAAGCTCTTGCTTCGGAAGATCACCCTTTCAGAACAGTAGTCATCGACAGCATCACAAAGTTATTCAATACAGCGGTCGCTAACGAGGCTGAGCGCCTTGGGTCTAAAGATGCCTTCGGGGCCTCCAAAAAGCCCGCAGTGGCCTTTATGCGCCGTCTAGTGGCATGGATTCAGCGCCTCGACATGAATGTTGTATTGATTGCCCACCAGAAGGAAGAATGGGGGCAGGATGCCAAGGGTGACCGCGTCGCAACTGGGCACACGTTCGACTGCTGGGACAAGTTGGAGTATGAACTAGATCTTGCTTTCAGGGCAATTAAACAGGGAAACTCCCGGTACGGAGTTGTCCGCAAGTCCCGCCTTGTAGGCTTCCCTGACCTTCACCAGTTTGAACTTTCATACCCGAAGTTCTCCGAGATGTACGGGAAGGACATTATTGAGAAAAAAGGTTCCAACATCGAACTGGCCACAGAGGAGCAAGTAACCGAGTTGCATCGTCTGGTTGGAATTCTGCGACCCAGTGAAGAAGATGTCCAGAAGATATGGAACAAGGCCGGGGCTTCCTCTTGGAATGAGCTCACGTCAGACCAAGCTAGCAAGGTAATCGATGCCTACAGCAAGAAGATCAGTAAATAAAACAACAACTACACACCATGAAATTTGCTCCAAAAACCGAAGAGGAGATCGCCTCCGAACTCATCATGCCTGCTGGAACCTACGACTTCGAGGTCGTGGAAGCTGAAGAGAAGCTTTCCAAGGGAGGAAACGATATGATCGTTGTTGAACTCAAGGTGTTTAATAAGGATGGCGGGTTCCGAAAGGTGACTGACTACCTGCTTGAAAAGCTGGCCTATAAGCTGCGTCATTTCTGCTGCACTACAGGTCTCATTCAATCCTACAATGCAGGCTCACTCAGTGCAGCCAAGTGCATTGGGAGGGGCGGCAAGGTGATTATACAGGTGGAACCTGAGCGGAAGTCAGATGACGGTTCCAAAACCTACCCAGCCAAGAACTCCGTGAAGGACTACTTGGATGAAGAACCAAAGTTTGAGGACGACTTGGACATGAGGAGCCCTCGGGATGAGGACATAGATATTCCGTTTTGATGCTCTATAGAGTAACTTCTGCCTCCATAGCTCAACGGACAGAGCAACGGCCTTCTAAGCTGAAGATTCGGATTCGATTCCCGATGGAGGCACTCTTTTCTGTCACAACAGATTTTCACATGACATCCAACAACATCATCGCTGCCAAGGAAGAGGTGGCCCATGAACTGAACCGTACTTGGCTCTCAGACCTGCCTACCGCCCTTCCTCCGTGTTTCAGGGCGTCTCGGGATGGGCTGTTCATCGTTGAGGGGTCCGTGCCTACGATCCAG